TATGCATTGCGATTTCTCAGCATCTATGAAGGTATCCTTTCCTACATTTCAAAAAAACCTAGCAGTAATTAATAATATCGATATTAAACACGTAAATGATTATGATAAACTTGAATTGGCTAAACTCTTTCAAGCAGTTCCTATGCTAATGTTTAAAAATCAAAATTTGACACCTAAAGATTTCTATGAGTTTTGCAAAGTATTTGATAGTAAATGCAATGATAAGGTAGTGCATCCCTTTGACAAATCTAAAGTCGATTACGTCCCACAAATCGCAGTTAGAGGCAATTGCTATATTAAGGATCTCTATGGTCTTAAAGATATAACACTAAAATATAGTGGTCCGTTTAAGAATACTGCAGTATGGCACCAAGACCTCGTAGGCATTAACGACCATAAACCCCCAGTTGTATCTAGTATTTATATGTTAAAGACACCTCCTATTGGCGGCGAAACAATGTTCGCAAGTTTAGAGACCGCCTATGATAATATTAATTCCGAACTTAAAAAAGAGATTAAGGATTACAATGTTATTTATTCAAATACAAATACGGAAGACAATGTTATGAATACATATTATGATTATACTGGATATAATAGAGTTAATATTAATAATAATGATATCAAAATGCCAGAAATCAATAAAGGAACCACAATTATTAACAGAGAGCCGCTTGTAATTTATACAGACGAATATAAAAATAAAAAGGCACTAATGATTTCACCCTTTCGATTTAATAAATTTGATAAGATGTCTTGTGAAGACAGCTACGACCTCTACAGAGAATTGATGAGTAAATACATTCTTAACAAAGATAATATTGTTAAGATTAAATGGGAAATGAATGATATGCTAATCTTTAATAATAGAAAGTTAATTCATAGTTCGTCGCCTTCAATTGAGTATGAAAATTACGAGAGGCTTTATTATAGCTGCTTTCTAGGAACTGATGCACCCATTATTAGATGCAATAGTATTTAGTATTTACATCCTTGAAGATGTAAAAATGAGACAAAAGTTTATTTATTATTATTAGGTTTTCTAGGTTGTTTTATCAATATTTTAGGTTTTCTAGGTTGTTTTATCAATATTTTAGGTTTTCTAGGTTGTTTTATCAATATTTTAGGTTTTCTAGGTTGTTTTGTAATATTAGTATTTTTATGTTTTTGAGAATTATAACCTCCTTTGCGAGGAGAAGGAGGAGTAGAACCTTCAACCACCAATTCTCTCTCTCTTTTCGTTAGGTTAGTTTTATTTAGTAGTCCTTTTATTCCTTCTCTTACTCGTTCTTTTAATCGTTCTCTTACTTGTTCATAAGTTCCATTTTTTTGTTTTAAAAGATTAACGTTCGCGTTATATAATTTCATAGTTTCAATTTCTTTCATAGTTTCATTTTCAAGTTTTTTGAATTCAGCATATGTAATATCTGGTGTATTTGCAGTAGCTAAGGTGCCTGGTGAAAATTTTTTTCTTTTTTTAAATAATTCTTCGAGATTAGAAGATTTTACCATCTATATATACTTATATACTTATACATAATATAATATTATATTATAGGTAAATATAGCTTAGTTGCGGAGATTGTGAAAAGTTTATGTTAAGATACCCCCTAAACCAATGAGAACTAATTATGCTCCTGTGCATTGTCTATTACGCTAAACAGATGTATATTATGGAATAGAGATACAAATGGTGAAAAAAACATAGAAAGACCTTTGTATTTAAGTATAAGTATTCCTTGTGTATATGACATAATTATATATATAATATATTAAATTTATGATACATAGATATTTAATGAGAAATATATAGGATAATTGTCAATAGACAATATCATTATATAAATTAGACGACAATATTTCACTGCATATATCAGAAATACTCTTGTTCTCTACGTCAATTGCTATAATATTCATATTATTACTTTGCGCCTCCTTATAATTTTTTTCATGTAGTTCGTGCAATTGCTGGATATATTCTAATTTCATATTCTTTTCTGCCAAACGCCCCCTCTTATTGATACGCTGCAGGCATTTATCAGGTTCAGAGCGAAGATAAATATATCCATTCGGTTTCCATAGTTCATCTGTCGTCTTATGTAGGCTAATTATATTATCATACTCCTTTTCATTGATGGTTTTATCTTCGTATGCTTTCCTAACAAAGACATTTTTAATAAAGTTTGGGCTCCTTTCCATTAAAACGGGCGTTGCAGTTTTCTCTTGTATCCAGCACCTGTCTATCCATACTTTTATTTGAAAATCATAGCTGCTATTTGGCGTATTATACAGGTTCTCTAAATAATCTGCCCAGTTATCAACAGGCTCCAAGTCAATCGCCAGTTTGTAATTCTTATGAAAATAATTAAGGATGCTAGTTTTATAACAGCCTATATTGCCATCTATCGTGATAATAGGCATCTTTATTCGCGATTATATAATCTTTTAATAATTATATTAGTTATATTATTTAATATTTATATAATCATTTTTTCATTATTTTCGATTTTAGTATTAATTGCTCAACCTTTTTATCAGTTATATCACCTTTGATAGCCCGAATATTCCTTAATAAATTTAGAATTATCTCATCATATTTATTTTTTATGACTGCAATTACATTATTCTCAAACTTTATATCAAAGAACTTGAATACATTCCTAATCTTCTTTGCGATTATCTTGTCGAGTTTAATGCAATTGGGAGTTTTGTTTGCGCCGCTGCCGCCCCCGCTCATCAGTATCGCATTGCGGGCTATTCCGCCATCAAAGTCGATTTTAAGCAAATCGCTAGTATCATTGTCTTTTGAATAGTTGGGCTCGGCAACCCCATAAAACGCTGCCGTATTAAAAGCACCGCCTCTCATTCCCACGCGCTTCTTATTCTTTGCTTTATCTGAGCATCTTTTATCAATATATTTTGATATATATTGCATATGCAAAGAGAGCACCTTCTTAATCCCGATATTCAAGCATATTATTGATATTACCGCGACTATATTAAATATCAACAATTCCATATATTTAGATATTAAAATGACAACCTTGATTCTGTGATTATCACTAATATGTATTTTATGAGTTTTTAATAATTCTTTCGCACAGAATGTAAGTTCCTTACATTTATCCATATCTTCTTACTACTATATAAAATGAAAATAAATATATATATTAAGAAGGACAAAAATGAATATTTTAAATGGAAGAGTTAATGCGGTAATGCCTGTAGATAATTATAATTTTAAAGCGTATCAAGAGACGCAGTCTGAGAATAATACTAATTTAATATCACGTAATATTAATTGCACTGGTGTATCGGCGATATTTTTCTCCGACAATAATGTTGAATTATTGCAATTAGGCATTCGCAACAAAATACTTAACTTATCGAATGGAGAGTATAACATCGGAAAGCAAAGCGATACTGACCTGAAGATTATAATGCGCTCTATCTATTTCCAATATGGCAAAAATGTATCTAGCAATATTAAAGGACAGGTTCTAGACTTGAATACGCGCGTTATTGACTGGTGCGTTCCTGAAATATTATCAAATATCAAACAATCCGCTAAATATATTATGGATATTAGCACAATGCCTGTTCCACTGGATAGGTCAGAATTACCATCACAAAAAGGAACAAAACAATTAGAAATGATGAAATACTAACGCAACTAACGCAACTAACGCAACTAACGCAACTAACGCAACTAACGCAACTAACGAAATTACCTTCTATATTACTTTTTATATTATATAATATTATATTATAGAATAATAGAATATAAATGTCTGACGATAAGGTTTATAAACCAAATGATAAGGAGCTTAAATTATTTGAACAGGAAAAAATGGATTTATACAAAGGGACATTTGTAGTATGTATTGTATATGGGCTATCAGCTATTATATTGCTAGCGCTTATATTATTCACAGACGGCGGCAAAGAGTTTATATATGACAAGTTTGCTCCTGCAGTAGTGACGTATATATTAGGTTCCTTAATTATTATATTGTATCTATTGAATTCTATATATACTATAAGACCGCGAAGAATAGGAAATGATATGGATAGCGACAATAGTATTATGTGCCCTGACTTTTGGAAATTAGAAAAAGTTAAGGAAGCAGACAAATCCATTTTGATAGATAATAATAATAAAACTGGTGTGCTCGCAACCTATATAATACCTGAAATAACTAGAGACGCTGATAAAAATATACAATATAAATGCGTATATGATAAAGATGTATATGGTGATACTCGCAAATTATTAGAAACAAAGAAAGGTATTACTGGTGATACTATTAATATTATTGCTGGTTTTGCAAGCACATCAAACGCTACCGCATATGCAAGCGCTCCAACTACTAGTGTTTTAAGCCCTGATTATATTGTAAAAATTCCAAAAGATGTGGAAACAACTAATGTAAAAGGATTAAAGAGTTATGCTAAATTCGCTGGAGGATATACTACTAATAATGCATCTATATTAAATGATAGTAATAATAATATTAGTCTAAGACCAGCCAAAGTAGAATATATATCAACTGGCACTGATGCAACTAAATATTCTACATATGAAACAAATACGCCATTAATTTGCAATCAAGTGTATCCGCAAGTGCTAGGAATACTCGATAGTAAAACAAAGGATGAAAATGAAATTAGTTGCGAATATGCTAAACAATGTGGTATATCGTGGAGTTCTCTAAATTGTAAAGGTAATTAAATAATCAATTACTTAATTAATCACATATATTTACATATTCCAAAAGTCCTTCTATGGAAACTAGTGATGCCGTGTTGATTAATTGCGGCGATATGTTTAGCCGTTCCATATCCCTTATTTTTCTTTATATCGTATAAATTGAGTTCTGGGTGTTCTTCAGTCATTTTATATATTAACGTGGTGTGATAATCCTTTGCAATGATTGACGCGGCTGCAATAGATAAATAGTGCATATCCCCTTTAGGGATACATTCATATTCTAATATTTCGCTGTCTAATCCGGGCGGCGTATAACCTTTAAAATATTGACCATCAATTAAGAGTTTTTCAAAGGGGTGCTTCTTATACGCTTCATCTACCGCGCGATGCATTGCCTTCATTGTGGCATTCAGAATATTAACACTATCAATCTCTTCAACGGACGCTGAACCTACGCCGTATGTAATCGCGTTATTTCTAATATATTCCGCTAAAAACTCGCGCTTATTTTTAGACAACTTCTTGGAATCCTTAATTTCTTTATAGGTATCATCTGGAAATACGTGCGGCAATACGACACACGCCGCTATAACAGGTCCTACAAAGGTTCCTCTAGCAACTTCATCAACACCTGCAACATATTTGCTGGTATCTGATTGAATATACTCACCTTTATTCATTATGGATATGGATATGGATATGGATATGGATATGTATTTATATATACTTTATGAAATCAATTTTTATATAATAACTAAATAATAAATGGATATAATTTAAGGAGACGTAGATAACTATTGCATATATGTGTAATATATATATATACCAACTTTTTAATGGTTTTTTTTCATATTGTTTATCACGAATAGAGAAATATAACAAAGATTGCGAAGAAAAAGAATTGCAGGAGAAATTGATTAGCGAAAACCCATATTATCTCTTAGATTAGGCAAACGCTTGTATATAAAAATTATAAAGTATATATAAAATAAGATTATAAATAGCAGGTGGGAGGATGGATGAATACTTTTTAGCAAAAAAAGCAGTAGAAATAATACTAGAGAACTTAAATGACCATTTTGTGAAATGTTTAATAAACCAATCAATCCAAGATAAATATACAAGTAATATTAAGTTAATCATAGGTATTGTTGAATTAATTAAAGGATATCTAAATATGCGCCGAAATGACATACTATCATCGTGTATTAAATATTCAAATAAATCCTATTATATTCATCTTTGCGATAGCCTTTTTAGACTACTTCATACTCATTTAGTAAGCAACGAAAGCACCGAGATGAACGATAATAAATATGTATTTATTAAGGATTTAATAGATAAATATAATAATCCTATAGTCCCTGCCAATCCAATATCTATATCTACCTCAGCATCTTGTAAGATAAAACGCAACTTCAAAGATGGCTCAAGAAACCGATTTAATTCAAGCATATATAGCGACGAAGCGGACGAAGCGGACTTAGAATACAATGAATACGTAGCGGATACCACAGCGAATATTACGAAGGACGCTGGAACATTATTTAAGGAAGCTTATAATCTACGAAAACAACATAGAACTGCTAATAATAGCAGTATGAAGGCTAAGGATAATTATATTGAATTAGAAGAAATAAAAATAAATCAAAACCCTAACGATTTGCTTTACACCCTTGAAGATTTAAAATGAGACAAAATTTTATATTTTTTATAAAATTTTATTTCATATACTTCAAGGTTCGCTTATTTCAAAGCGTGTAAATTTTGGTTATGGTACATCGTGTAATGTACCTGATTTTTTGCTTCTACATAAATACATAGGTCTTTCTATATTATTTATATGATTGTATGATATCTTGTAAATATTTTTAGCACCATTTGTATCTCTATTCCATAATCCACAACCGCTTTTACAGCGTAAAAGACCATGTACAAGAGCATAATTTGTTTTCCAAGGTTTAGGGTTTTCTCTTAACATAAATTTCTCACAATCACCACCATTACAATTACAACATTTGCAACTTGTTCTAAATTCATCTACTAAATATGTTTCATATCCTGATTTTTTAAATAATGTTCGCATACCCTTACCTTTTATAGGTTCTTTATATTTCATATGTTTTCGTTGTTCAAAATCGCCAAAGCATACAACGACATCATTTTTATCACCAAAAACTTTTTGAAACTTATTCATTAACTTTTGTTCGTTTTTTAGTCTATTCATATAACCATTTAATTTTAGTTTTCTAAATATATACTTATTATAAAATGTAAATAACTTATGATTGATTTCATTCTTCTTTTTAATGTATTCTTTATATTTTTCTATGTCTAACGATTTCTTATTAAATTGTGATAATTCGGTTTCATATTCTATTATTGTTTTACCATCTATTTTCTCTTTCTTAAACTCTAAAATAAGTTTTGAATACTTCTTACTCTTTGTTTCTTTTCTTCTACTATCCTGTGTATATCTAAAAGTTGTAGCATCCTTATTATAACCATCAACACAATATAAAATATCGCATTTACCAGGGTCTATTGCTACAATCTTCTTATTTTGCAATTTTGTATAATCATCTAATTCATCTATATATTTTTCATTATTTTTTTTTTACTACTTGGTATTCGTTTGCCTATCAAATCATTACGAATAAGAACTATACTACAACTTACACCATCTGTTTCTATCATATGATGGAATGTATATTCATTTTTCTTAAAACTTCTTCTTTCAGTTCTAAAAAAGAACTCCCATATTTTATCCTCATTCTTTTTCAAATTGCCTTTTGTTAAATAATCAGTCTTATTACCTTGCTCTTTTCTCATCATAAGATGAACTAATGTTGTAGTATCAATTCTAATGTGTTTAGGAACGATTTCATTTCTTAAAGGAAATACATTATTTATACTTAAACCATCTTGTTCTATGTATTTCATCATATAAATCATACATGGTAAATAATCTTGCGGTTTGCATTGTATATCATAATGTATATTATTCTTATTAAAATGTTCCTTATTAGGTATAATAGATTTCTTAATATTGTTAATCCATTTATGATATGATTTGTCTGATTTATATTCATTCGTTTCAACATTAAGAATATCATTCTTAATTCGTCTCAATTGATTACATAATTTATTTATTTTATTATCAATATCCCCTTTTGAAGAATTAAGTTTTCTAATTTTTTCAATCATATATTTTTTTTTCCATACAACATTAACAAACCGCTCTACATATTCTACATAATGAAGTTTAATATTGTTATCATACATAGTTATAATATCGATTGTTAAATAATTTAAAATAGTATTCATGTGTTTATAATTAAGTTCATCATTTTGCATTAGAGGTTTATAATGTTTTTCAAAAAAACCCTTTAATGTATCTTTTAATTCCTTTATCTCTTTTTTAGGTGGTCTTCCATTAGTACTTTCATTACATAAAATTTTCATACAACTATTAACAAACTCATCATCAATAGTAGGTAATGATTGATTAATTTCATAATAATCTAAAAGATATAGTTTCATAAACATAAGAGTATGAATAACAATTTTATTACACATTAAAACAGCATCTGTAATTTTAGGAAGGTTAATATCATAATGTTTCAAAACATTCTTAATAGGTATTTTAATACACTTAAAATAGTCATCAGGGGGTTTTTCTTTAATATTACTCATCTATCAGCATATATGTTTTTATTTGTCGTATATCCGTGTATTCTACTTTAATATATTAAATTATTCTTAAATGGTTTTTAATAAAAATTGATTATATGTATGATATTATTAACAAAATAGCGTTGAATGGCTGACTTTGAAAAAATAAACGAGTATTTATTTAGTATGTTTGAAGATAATGAGAAGAAGCCTATTATTATTGAAATAATAAAAAAACACCTATCGCCAAATCGTTATCATTGTACTGAAATATCCTCTTTATTACATTATTTACAACAAAAACCACCATATAAAAACTTATTTGATAAAAATATAACAAATGAAAAGTTCTTTAATATGTATATAACTCCTTGCTTAAAAAATATTTATAGTTTTGATATCAATTATCAAAAATGCGAAGTAAAAAGAGGATGTTATTCCCCAAATCCGCACGCAGACGAGCAAGGACATAGATATAAATTATTTATTAGGGAATTACAAGATATAATTTATAAAGAAGAACAAAAAAATAATAGCTTTAAAGATCCTTTATCTACTGAAAACAAAGCAAACCCTACTTATACTTTTACTGACGAATGGTTTGAAGATAATTTGAAGCAGATTGAAGACCGCAAGAAAATATATGAAGCGTTTGATAATAAGGATATTGAAAAAGGAGGAGCAAAAAAGAAAAAGAAAAAACCTATTTCTGCTACTATCAAAAGACTTGTGTGGAATACAAATATTGGCGAAGATATCGGTAAGTCTAAATGTGTGTGTTGTAAATCAACAGATATTACTCAAATGTCTTTTAATTGCGGACATATAGTAGCAGAAGCAAATGGTGGTGATACTATTGTATCTAATCTTAAACCTATTTGTCAAAATTGTAATTCCAGTATGGGAACTAAAAATATGGAAGATTTTATGAAGTCTCTTAAATAAATAATACCTTACCTCTTAATAAAAACATACCGCTTTGTTCTTATAATCTTTTCATCAATTCTTAATGTATGTTCTGCACTTAATATATCATAATCTCTCTTTAATATATGACGAATTATTGATATGTATGGTCTTTTTATTCTTTCTGGCGTTGATATTGCTGTGATTTTACTCATAGAATAAAAAGTTCGTATTTTAGGTAATAAACCCATTATTTTAGATTTAAGTTCTTCATCGTGATCTATTTGATATAAAATAAATCCATTTTTATTATTTAATTCTAAAATATCTATTAACTCCTTCTTTATTTTACTTTGTTCGTCATCATATAACTCATTTTTTAAACGCATTATAACGCTCGTGTCTTATAATATATATATTGTATTCTTAAATGATTTTATATTGTTTTGTTCATTATTGCTTAACATTTTAATAGCATATACGAGATGTTCCTTTGTTATTTTATATGATATGTTAGTTCTATTATGTCTTTTTAATTCTTTATCCTTCTTATATCTTTCAATCCATCTTGCTAATGATTGTTTTTTACAACCAAAAATATTACAAACATAATCTAAACTAAAACTATTAGATAAGTAATATTTAACTGCTGATAATTTATAATCTTCTGTTTTATGCTTCATTATAATTATATAATAAAAATAAATAAGGTTTTGTCTCATTTTAAATCTTCAAGGCTTTAATCTATATAATTATATATAGGGGTGTGCTTGTGCATATGAAAGAATTGGAAGATAGAGAATTACGTAAGCTACGAGAGTTGTCTAATAAATGCTCGGCAAATAAGAAGGTGCAAGAGTATGTGCGAGACGTATGCTTTCGTATTAAAGAACTTCTTATTCATTACTCTAGAGATACTAAACAAGATGCAAAGAAGGTTTTAGAGAAATATTTAGGGCATACTGCAGCACCTGCCAGTTTTAGCACAGGGCAAATTCCTGCAAAATATATTACTAAGGCGATTGACGCTGGTAATATTAGAGAGCGAATAACATTAATAATGAATTTTTGTATGAGCGGATGCTCGGTAATATTATGGGCACTTGAGAAAAACAAATATTTCACACAAGCAAGTATCGACGTATTACATAAAAGATTATATAATCTTACGGGAATTAGCGATATTGCAAAAATTAATAAATATATGAAAAGATGTGAGCGTAAAGGCTGCATATTACCTTGCAAATTTGTTAGTTTAGCGTCAGATGGCGCAGTATCTGCTTCGAGGTTGTCAGCATATCCCTTAAATAATGCTTTGAGGGAGCCGCGAGTTAAAAAGATAGACAGGTATTATGTTAAAGTCAAAGATGTATATCCTAAGTTATCAAAATATGAATTAGAATATATAAAGGTGAATTGCAAATATGAAATTAAAAATAATAATAACAAACTCCAATGGATATCTGGATTACAATATTGGGAGGTGAATGAAGATAATTTTTATATAAAACTTATGAGGCATTATAAGCAAATGGTAGTATGCGGTCCTTCTGGTAATACTGACCTTAACTTATCTATATTTAGATTATTTGATAATTTTGATATAAATCTAGCGATATTTGCTTGTATATCTCAGATGTGCAATACACCCGACCATTCACCTTGTGAGATATTATTAGCAGCCCTCCCGTATGGATTAGACGACTGGGCAATCGACCAAGATAGTTTCAAGTATATTTATAAGAAATTAAAGATGTATAGATAGAATGATACTTAATTTGTTCTAAAAATAATATATTAAATAAAAAATTGATATTGCAGCCTACTTTTAAGTTAATTAAAGCCCCGCATAGGAAGCCGACTATAAGTCAAAACAACCAGCCAACAACCAGCCAACAAAGCAAACAACCAAGAGCCAGCAAAACCTACAAAGCAACCAACCCAAATATGTCTCCCAGATGGATGATGGATCCTGACTTTGAAATTGATGGTTATGAGTATTATAACTCAGATGACGAGAAAGATGATGCGTATTACTACGCAAATAACGGACTAAATAAGTGTATTGTGTGTATGGGAGGTAATTACGTTCGCACGATATATATCGACTACGATGACGACGACTACGACGACACAAACGATTTCTAAAATCACTAAATGAGGCAGTATATATGTATGATATGTATGATATGTATGATATGTATGATATTTATGTTATCTATTTTTATATTTCAAGTATATTTATAAAAATTACTGATGTATAAATAGAATGATACTTAATCTGTTCTAAAAATAATATATTAAATAAAAAATTGATGTTCTAGCCTACTTTTAGGTTAATTAAAGCCCCCGCATAAGACAAAACCAGACAAAAGTAAGTTAGCAAACCTCAAATATGTTTTCCAGATTGATGATGGATTCCGAGTTTGATTTTGACGGGGAAGCGTATTATAACGGAGAAGAACCCAGATGGATGATGGAAGACGACGATGAAGAAGAAGACTACGTCGACTATGACGACTACGACGACATAAACGATTTCTAAAATCACAAACTAAGTATATGTAATGTATATGTAATGTATATGTAATGTATATGTAATGTATATGTAATGTATATATATTTTTATATTTTTTTTTATTTTTGATAATATCATTTATTTATATAAAAATTGATTTCTTTTTCTATTAAAATAGTTTAAGCATAAGACTACTTATTTTAACTACTATTAATAAGAGATATGTCAATTTATCCTGAACTTTCCTATAATGACCAGAAAGTAGAAATTCAAGATGTTAAGGGAATACAATTTAGTGTTCTCGGTCCGCAAGAAATCCGCAATAGGTCTGTAGTAGAAATTACGAAAACCGATACGTATGCTGGAAGCGAACCTATTGTCGGCGGATTATTTGATTCGCGAATGGGCGTTTTAGAACATAATAGGATTTGCTGCACTTGCGAACAAAAGAACATATTTTGTCCAGGTCATTTCGGACATATTGAGCTTGCGAAACCCGTATTTCACGCTATGTTCTTTGATATAGTTAAGAAATTACTGAATTGCGTATGTTATAAATGTTCCAAATGCTTGATATCTCCTGATACCGATAAAGAATTCAAGCACGATATGCAAAGAATATTGTCTATTAAGAATAACCAGAAGCGATGGGAGGCGTATTTCAAATTATGCAATACGACAACTAAAATTCGTGTTTGTGGCGACGATGGGACAATTGGATGCGGTGCCGTTCAGCCAACCAAGTATATCAAAGAAAACTCTATGAAAATTATTGCGGAATGGAAAGACAGGAAGCAACCAGCAAATAAGAACGGCGAAAAGAATACCGACAAAATTGTTCAAGAATTTACTGCTGAAGATATTCTCAAAATATTCTCGCGCATTACTGAAAAAGAAATGGATATGATGGGATTTAATCCAAAGTGGAATAGACCCGAATGGATGATTTGCACCGTCTTGCCCGTTCCTCCTCCAGCAGTGCGCCCTAGTATTATTGAAGAAAATGGACAGCGTCGCGAAGATGATTTGACGCACAAATTAAGCGATATTATTAAAACGAATAAGCAGTTATCTGACAAGATATGCAAAGGTGCTTCAGAGGAAACTATTAAATACGTCGCTATGTTATTGCAATATCACGTATTCACATTTATTAATAATCAGATGCCTGGACTTGCACCAGCACAGCAAAGAAATGGGCGCAAACTCAAGTCGGTATCTGATCGTATGAAGAAGAAGGAGGGGCGTATTCGCGGCAATCTCAATGGAAAGCGTGTAGACCAATCGGCGCGCTCAGTTATTACTCCAGACCCCTATATCAGTATCGACGAACTCGGGGTGCCTATTAAAGTCGCCGTGAATATTACGTTCCCTGAGGTAGTTAATGAGTATAACATAGACAAAATGCGCGAATTAATCAAGAATGGCTCGGAAGTCTGGCCCGGCGCGAAGTATATTAAGAAAAGCACACGAACGATTAATCTAAAGCACTCTATCGAGAGAGAAAAGAATGCTGCAGAGTTGGTGTATGGCGATATTGTTCATAGGCACTTAACAAATGGCGATTTCATCCTGTTTAACAGACAGCCCTCGCTTCACAAGATGTCTATGATGTGTCATAAGGTTGTTATTATGCCATATCAAACATTTCGCCTCAATGTATTAGATACGCCTCCCTATAATGCGGATTTTGATGGTGATGAGATGAATTTGCATTGCCCTCAGAATATCCAAACAATGAGCGAATTAATGGATATCGCAGCAGTTCCATATATGATTTTGGCACCTCGCGATGGAAAGCCGATTATCGAGGTTGTTCAGGATACGCTTGTGGGGTCTTACAGATTAACAAAGGATTACACGCGGATACAAGATAAAACGCTTGCAAATATTCAGATGGTTAATAGTTATTTTAAAGGAAAACTGAATAAACCCGATGATAGTTATATGTATTCGGGAAAAGAGGCATATTCGCAAATATTACCACCAGGTCTCTTTATTAACTTGAAAAATAAGAAGGAGGAGCAGTTTATTGTTAATAATAGCATTATTGCAGCCAATTCGGGTTCATTAGATAAAAAGACCTTTCACGACATTTCTACTGGGTTAATTCCTGTGATATACCACGATTACGGACCATTTGAAGTTAGAAAGTTCCTTGATAATACGCAGCGATTGATATGCCGTTGGCTATTAACATCTGGGTTCAGCGTGGGCATCAGTGATTTGGTTCCCGACAAGAAAACGGAGGAGACGCTAAAAAACAAAATCAAAGAGATGAAGAACTTGGCATATGATAAATTAGATGACATTAGAAGAGGTATTATAGAGAACAATAGTATATTTAGCAATGAAGAATATATTGAGCGCGAAATCATTGCTATTCTTGATAAGACTACGAATAATGTGGGTAAAATCAGTTTAGACCAGATTGACGATACGAACAATCGTATGATTAATATGGTTAAAGCAGGTTCTAAGGGCAAGGAAATCAATGTAGCACAAATGATTGCTTGTGTCGGGCAGCAAAATGTCGACGGAAAGCGGATAACATATGGATTTACTGACCGAACGCTGCCTCATTACACAAAATACGATGACGGACCAGAAGCTCGCGGGTTTGTAAAGAATAGCTTTATTAGTGGATTAACGCCGCAAGAAGTCTTCTTTCACGCTATGGGTGGTCGTCAGGGTCTCATTGATACCGCAGTTAAAACATCAGAAACAGGGTATATCCAAAGAAGATTAGTGAAAGCGATGGAAGATTCCAAGATTAACTATGACAACACAGTGAGAACGGCTACAGGTTCTATCATTCAATATATATATGGCGAAGATGGTATGGACGGGTGCAAAATAGAAACCCAATATATCAACACAATTAATAAGAATAATATTGAACTAGACAATGAATATAATCTGAAGAACGCCGAACATCTTAACATTCATATGACGGATGAAGCATTCAAAACAATAAATGCCGAAACGTATAAAAGATGCGCAGCCCATTTTGAAGAGATGCTAGGGGACAAGGAGTTCCTTATTAAAAAGGTCTTTAATGGCGAGAAGAAATATATTATTAACTATCCTATCCCTTTCGACCGCATAATTAATATCGCTCATCAGCGCCTATTGGCTCTCGATATTAAAAGGATTAAGACGGATTTGTATCCTGATTATGTCCTAGACAAGATTGAGAAGATTAAGGCAGATTTATACGTAAAGGACAGGATACAAGGAATGCTGTATTTCAATATATTGCTGCGACTTCATCTGAACCCTAAAAAGTTAATTATGCATTACCATTTCACTATGGAGACGTTTGATTGGATTGTTTTGCAGATATATGAATATTTCAATCAGGCTCTAGCACAACCAGGCGATATGGTTGGAATAGTAGCGGCGCAGACGATTGGCGAGTTAGGAACACAGATGACACTTGATTCGTTCCACGTATCGGGGACGGCGGCAGCAGTAAAGGCTACTTCGGGAGTGCCGCGATTAAAGGAAATTCTTTCGGCGACAAAGAAAACGAAGACACCGACGCTGATTATCTATATGAAACCTGACGTATCTTGCGTAATTAATCCTTTGAAGGATGAAAATGGGGATTTTATTGACCCTCGCATTGATATTACAAAGAATAACGCTATTAATATTAAGAATTCTATAGAAATCACTAAATTATCAGACATCCTAAAGCATAGCGAAATATATTGGGATAGCGATCAGATTTATGAAACGAATATTGAGCAGGACGTAGGTATTATGAGTATTTATAAAGAATTTGAAAAGATTGAAGAGAATATGTGCAAAGCGCGGACAACATCCCCTTGGGTGTTGCGGCTTGTATTTGACAAAGAGAAAATGAATACCTTTGGTCTTAAGATGATTGACATATATACCAAACTTAAAACGTCGTATGATAAATACATTGATTGCGTATATAGCGATGATAATGCGGATGAATGCGTATTCAGGATTAAGATGACGGAACAGGCGTTTAATGGGATTGACGAGAAGGATGAGATAGCGACAATTAAAGCAATAGAGCACAATATCGTATATCAAGTATTGCTGAAGGGATACAAGGGGATTAGAAAGGTATCTCTGAATAAAAAGAATTATACTAAATATAATGATGAAACGAATAAGTTTGATACTATACTAGAATGGGTGCTGGACACGGATGGAACAAATCTAATCGATATCCTAGCGAACGCCAACATAGATACTACGCGAACAATATCTAATGATATTCGCGAAATATATGAGACGCTCGGGATTGAAGCATCGAGACACGCGTTATACAAAGAATTACTCGCAGTTGTCACGGAGGGCTCTATGAATTACAGGCATATGTCCCTTCTCATCGACACAATGACCTACAAAGGTCAATTAATGTCCATCGATAGGCACGGAATTAATCGTGGTGATATCGGACCACTTGCTAAATCGTCATTTGAGGAAAGCACAGATATGCTTATAAACGCTAGCATATTCGCGGAATACGACAAGGTTAATGGAGTATCCGCAAATGTTATGCTTGGACAACAACCACCTTGCGGAACAGGCGATAGCCGTATCCTAATTGACGAAGAGCATATGATGGAATTATTAAAAGATGTTGCTGATAATAAAAAAGGCAAACTAGATGCAATCCCAGAAAATAAAGAGGATATCGAAGAGGCTGACGAACTATATACAAATGATGATTTGCAGATTATAATTAATCAAAAAGAAAATAAAAAGGCGAAATGCTATAAATTACCTGTGCAGAAGGTGGTAATTAAGTAGGTTAGCGGTATGGGTGGGTGGATGTATATGTATATGTATATGTATATGTATATGTATATGTATATGTATATGTATATGTATATGTATATGTATATGTATTATTTTTGTATTTTAGATATTTCCTTATATGCTACTAGTTTGTGTGCTACTAGATGAAGAATATGTGTTTGTATTTTTTGTATTTATTATTCTTGTTTTAATTTCTTCTGGGGCATTCTTTAATTCTGTGTATATGAAATTATCGTGATTAATATTGCGAACAACATAATAACTTAAATGGGTCTTATCATTCTTTTTATATAGTATTAAAAGCGGTCTGTCTAGTTCGTTATTGTCTGCTTTGTATATTGAGGTGGTTATAGATAAATCTTTGTCGTCTGCGCGCTTACTTACATTAACGGCTTTTCCATATTCAGCGCGATGATGGATTATTAATATTGATATATTGAGAACCTTTGAAATCATAAAAAAGGTAATCTCACAGGGATGATAGGTATATGCATCAGACCCGCGTAGATGTTTTAATATATCATATCGTTCCGTCGTTGAACTATTATAGAAATACGTGGTTAAAAATATCTCTAATGTTTTAAATGTTTTTTTAGTATTATTCACGCTATTCATAGCAGTCAAATATGCAGAATAAAAATACGGGTCTTTGAATATATCTTTAATCTTCGCGTTATCTGTTAAATCATTGACGTTCTTATTAAATTCGTGTTTATAATATTTGAATGTCTTCTTAATTATATCATTGTAATCATTCACTAAGTCATTATCTAGTGATTTGAAGTAGTCGAACAATTCCCTTATATTACTTGTGATATAATCATTCTTAATATATTTCAATTGCCACCATATCTTCTTCTTATACTTTGTCCATTTAGAGTTAAGGTCTTTTGGAACACCTTCAAACATTTTTGGCATTACTATATTGCTGCCTTTGCTGGCATTCTTGGCATTCGCTGCATTTGCTGCGTTCGCAGCATTCGCAGCAGCTACCTTATCATCATAGATATTATCATAATTTACTACACCGCTATCGCGGCTATCGCGGCTATCCCGATTATCGTATATTATATTAGGGTTTGCTTCGTGATAATATAGTATGTTTTTAGGGATATTCTTTTTAACCAAGTATTGCGTAAATAGCAATTCATTCCCGTCATCTACAAATTTATCAGACAATTCATTAATATAATCATATTTTGTATGTAAAAGGGTATTTGCATACCAGTCATTTATACCTTCTTTTGTAAATATAGGTATCTCTTCTAATATTATTTGTATTTTCTTGGTTTTTTTATTGTCTTCTTCGAACATATCTAATAAGGTTTTAATGAAAGTTGCGCGAGGTTTTTTAGAAAACTCTTGTAGTTCGCGCAAATCTCGCATATTGCTGCCCTTGCTCTCTAGCAAAACTAATAATTTATTTTTGACTAGTAGCCTTGCTTCTGCCCATCTCTTTATAACATTAGCGTTTCTATCGCTATATTCTTCAAACTCGCTCTTTTTCCCAAAAAGAATTATTTGACCATCGCCGCTATCGCCGCTATCGCCGCGAATTGTAAGCGTATTCTTCATTAATTCGCTGGTTCGCTGATAATTTACTCCGATATCTAATGTAATACCAAAATCCTTGAGCATATTGATTTTATTTTCAAACTTAGCATATACCTTATTTATGATTGTTAAATTATAAGTATTCCCTATTATATCATCTAAGAAAACCACATTATTAATATTAAGTTCCTTCATTAAATACGGCAGTATAATAGTGCCTTGTTGCTTAAAACGTATTAAAATGTTGTTCTTTAACATTATCTTGTCTATCGTATAATTATCATTAATTATTATGGTCTCAATGCTATACTTTAAACTTTGGTCTTTGATTAGATTATTTATATATTTTAAATTGCTAAATATGTTGTCCTTGCTTTTGTTATTGGGATGGTAATCGATAATATTCTTGATAGTCGGGTAGTCGCTTAGCAGCATATGTTTTTTCTCCATATTAATTGTTTTTATTATTAGAGGTTCGTAGAAATAAATATTATCGCGGTCTTTCATAATCTCATATAATTTGTTATCCCTATGCTTATTATTATCGTCATTGTTCCCATTTGCCTTCCATTTCTCTTTCAATATCATTATTATCTCGGGTTTCTTTTGTAATCCATAGTATGATATTATGTCCCCAATATACTCGGGAACTATTAAATCAATGCTAGGTATTATATTAGCCGTATTAATGGTATTTTCCCATACAATCAATAATTTCTTATATACAAAGGCTATCAAGCTATATAAATATTGCGCACCTTTATCTTCTGGATAATTATCGGATGAAATATATTCTATGAATTTCTTGTATGATTTATAAATATACAAGAGACGCGATATTTTAAATACATCCTTTTCTTTTTTATTATCAAACTTGGGCAGTTCAATATTTATTTTGCTTTTCTTATTAATGATATACAAATGCCTCTTTAATTCTCTATATAAGTCCTTGTTATACTCATATAATACTGGCTCGCTATCGCCGAAATCCTTGCATATATTCCCATTATCAAGCGACAAATAAGATAGGATATCTAGTTTATTTTTAACATTTTCTATAAAAGTCTCCTTCGTTTCATCGACTAAATATGCGATGGTATTTATTATATTGTCGTATCTATTGCCGTATTTTTCAGGGATTTCGTCGATATTAATTAACCCCTTCCTTAATATACACCTCTTCTTATTGATATTATTCGGAGACCTACAGGCATCTAGGTATTCCTTGTAATTGGTTGGATACAATATTTTGTATAATTCTTCTGGTATATCTCCAAATCGTTTATTATAATAGATTGGGTAGTTCTTCATAATATAATTCTTGTCTTTGTCTGCTTTGCTATCCGCTGAAGCCGCATTCGCTGCATTGCTGTCCGCGTTGTTAGCAGTGTTAGCAGTTTTAATTAATTTTTTACCACAACAAGGTATATTATCCTTTTTCTTTAAATATACATATCTAGGCAAATTCTTGTTTTTCATTTCATCATTTAGCCGCATTGGGGTTTCATCGGCTATAGGACATTTTGCATTAGGGTTTCCCTCGTCCAGTGGCACATTACTTTTAGGACACCATAAGCGCGGGCATATATAATAGTTGTTATTATGAACTATGGAATTATCAAAATGCTTATTCAAGCCCTTCTTTTCAAAATCAATGTATTCTTCCTTCGATAGCGGGATGGGCTGCTTCACCTTCTGGCATTTGCGCGATTTATTATTATCATTCCATAATTCCTTGTCGGCGTTTTTCAATTTATTAATTAAATAATTCTTAGTGTCATCTTTGTTTCCTCCGCTTGTTTCGCTACTCGAAGAAAGGTATCTATTTTGTATCCGTATATCAACAACGGGCGAATGCGAGTTGTCGTCGCCGTCTTGCTTATCGGACGTTATATCATCCCCAGTAGATTGCTTTACCTTAATGGTTTTTTCTATTATTTTTGATACCCAAAATTCTAAACTTTCAAACTCAAAGAAAGATTTTGCATTTTTAATATCAACCATATATCCACTAGCTTCCTTTTTAACAATAATTTTGGTATCCTGAATATCTGCGGCATCTTTAACGTTTATCTTGATGTTATTGATGAGCACGTCATCCTTTATCTTTTTATCAACTGCCCCTCTGTCTTTGTAGTTTGCCGTTCTTTTATAGTAATATTCATTATCTTTAAGTTCTGTAAAGATAGACGACGCTTTAACCTCGCCTTTCAAATCATCAAACTTGGTTTTGTAGGCATTATATTTTACGCGAACGTTTATGGTCTTTTCCTTTAATACAATGTCGATATTCAAAACTTTATTTATATATGCATTCAGTTCGCCTACATATTTTAGTATATCATTAATCATTACCCCGTTGTCGATTTGGTAATTAAAAGTTAGATTAATAATACCTGTTGCATATATTGTAATCACAATGTTTTTACTATAATATATATTTATACATTCTTTAACGTCATTATTTAGTTTGAATATTCTACTTAATTCCTTCCTGTTTTTAAAAGCGTGTTTCTTGTATAGCTTGTAATATGCCTTGTTAAAGTTATTATTAATGTATTGGATTAAATGTATTTTATTGGTTGTAGATAAAGTATCAAAAATTACTATCAAAGACGGCATATCAGTTATATAAGCACCAAATACAACATTGTAATACTCTTCAGACAATTTCTGATTATTCACAATGTTCAATTTATATAGTTCGATTATCTTGCTATCACTAGCAGCCTTATAGGTATTGCTTTTAAATCGGACATTATCATAATAATACTTATTATCAAAATCAAAATCGCTTTTAAATACTATATTAATTACGTCGGTTGTATCAAATAATTCCTTAGACTTACCATATTTTTTATCTATAGGCTCATTTATTTCGTCTGACTTCCTGTCTGTAGATTTAAAGGGATTAATGTCATAACCTTTCCATTTAATAGCCCCGATGTCATACAAGAATGGCTCGTCTTTCACCCAAACATAATAGGGGGCTTTATCATCGTGTTGTTTGCTACCTTTATTTATATTATTTATATAATGTGCTATTTTATTGATGGCATCTTCTTTGCTACTATCCTGAAATATATAGTCATTGATAACATTGATTGATGCATTATAAGTATTACCTGTATCGGTATCAAAGACGTATTTAATGTAGTCCTTGCTATTTACCCATTTATTGACATAAACAGGTTTTATTATATTCATTAATTAATATTTTATATATCTAATAAAATATGAAGAAAATCATATTTTTTTATTGAAATCTTAATATAGAAGACTTATAAAAATAAAAATAATAATGAGTATTTCAAATCTGCTTAATACGCTAGAAAATATCAAGCACGAATATTTAATACAAACTTTGGAAAAGTATACTGAGCAATTAACTGCGGAAGATATCAAAAAGAAGGAAGATGAGCGAAAGGCACAAGATGACCTAACAAAATCTAAGGAAGATGCTAAGAAGGTAGCGGATGATAAGAAGGCAACAGATGCTAAAGCGACGGATGCTAAGAAGACTGAGGATGCTAAGAAGACTGAAGATGCTAAGAAGACTGAGGATGCTAAGAAAGCGGCTGAGGATAAGAAAGCGGCTGAGGATAAGAAAGCGGCTGAGGATAAGAAACTTTCCCCTGATGCAAAGAAATTTGAAAATAATATTATGGATTCTTTAAAATGGGTATTCGTAGGCATTGGTCTCTTTTTATTTCTTTTAATTATACTTGGATTTGCATATTGGTTTATGTATAGCGGGGCTGATACAAACAAGGAGCAAGGTGTTGTTCAGAACAATGATGATGTTCAATCCGCTATTTACCCTCGCAATCCTTATAGCAATGCTAATAATGCTAATAATATAAATAATCCTAATAATCCTAATAATGTTCATAATCCTTATTCTAGTTCTTCCTCCGTATCCGCTAATGAACCAGTAAATCCTTATTCTAGTTCTTCCTCCGTATCCGCTAATGCCGCTAATGCCGCTAATGAACCTATGAATGCAAATTCTAGTTCATCCTCAGTATCTGCTAATGCTGCGAATGCCGCTAATAATGGATTAGGTAATGAAAAAGATAAAAATTATTCAATGTTTTCATTCCTTTCACAAGCAAGTAATAAGGATGTAGTTCCTGTTGACCCACTTGCACAAGTAGCACCAGTAGCACCAGTAGCGCCAACGGCACCATATACATCAACAATAATAAACGTTGATAAATCGATATCATCTATACCTTCGGCGAATGCAGCGAATGCTAAAGAGGTAGGGAAGTAAAAAATAAGCAATGCATTTCCTTATAGCATATTGTTATATGCCATATTGTTATATGGCATATTGTTATAATAATTTTTCATATAATAGCTTATATATATACCTATTATTATACCAATACCAAGAAACATAAAAGTATTTGATAACAAATAATAGGCGACATAAGCGATTATAACAAATATTAAAGAATTATAATAGCCCAAATATTCTGTTAGCCAAAACAAATAGTTTAGCATTATCTATATAAATTTTAATATTTTAAATTATTAGCGGTTTAATGTGTCCCACGCGAATATCAGTATTAATCATAATCTGATAACCTGCTTGCGTTAGTTTCCTGCAAAAACTTACATCTTCGCTGCAAATATCGCGAATTACTGAGCCATCCTCTTTCTGAATAGTAAGGATTTCCGAGTCAAAGAATGGATACTTGATTTTCTCAAACACCTCCTTTTTAATAGCCATAAAACCCATACCGCTATAAACAACAGGGAAATATTTGAAACTCGTCTCTTCTTTCCACTTTTCAATCTCTTCAGGTGTTATAAATTGAAATGTTCCCTTCTCCTTAAAGTAGGTCTGATCCCAATCCTTGACGAATGCATAATTAACTAAATCAGACATTCTATACATTCCTGCGACGATGGGATGTTCATCAGTAGCTTCAATTAATTTGATGATTTGTTCGTAAGTGAAAACGATATCACTATCGATAGTAATCCAAACATCGAAATCTTGCCCATTAAATGGCTTCTGGTCTTCGCCTCTCAATACGTCAAGACCTAGCGTAGCCATCCTTACAAATGGAACATAAGAACCTGTTGCAGGCGAAATCATAATATCATAGCGACGTGTTTCCCACAATCTGCTAATCGTCGCAGTCCAAGCAATTAAGAATTTGGAACTAAAGTTATCGCCAGGAAGAGCAAATACAATCTTTTTTACTGGTGGAGCAGCAATAGGCACAGGAGCAACTGGAACTACGCTAGATACCTCCGATACCTCAGCAATCGCATTATCCACAACCGCATTATCATCAACTATCGACATTATTATTATAATTAGTAATATAATTAATATTCTTATATATTTTTTTTGCAATCTTTTACATTTGTAAAAGGAAAATATAAAAATTGATATAAAATATATATAATATAAATAATAAATAACATACAATGTCTTCAGACGAACACAATATGCTTACTTATGATATTGAACTGGATAGTAATTCGCCACGATGCGGGCAGCCTAGTAAAATCAAGAAACTGCTAAAGCCCCATCAATTAGCGTGTTTATACAAGGCGATTTATATGGAAAACGTCGGTTCAATAACATATCAGAATAGCTCATATAATAGGGACGCTAATCTAAGGAATATCCCGCATTCCATCAAGATATCCACAAATATCGGTATTATTGGGGATATTGTAGGATACGGCAAAACTCTAACCGCCCTATCAATTATTGCACATAATCCATTAGATAAAATACACGTCAATAATACGAGGGTTCATAGTTTCCACAGCGCAAAAGCATATAATTATTTTACCGCAGTATCCGAAAATGTAAGTTTGCCAAATTTGGATAATATGATTAACTCGACGCTTATTATTGTTCCGCGCGGACCCGTCTATGTTCAATGGGAGAAAACATTGAAGGAAGCGACAGACCTCAAGTATATTGCCATAGATGACTTGAACTTTATTAAGAAAAATCTGCCGCATTCTAAGAAAAATAATGAGCGTCAAATCATAGATTACTTCAATCAATTCGATGTCGTTCTCATTAAAAATACTACATTGGATAGATTTTTAACTTATTATAATTGCCCTATTTCTAATACAAAGCATTTCATATATAACTGGAAGCGAATTATGATTGATGAGTGCCACGATATTATCAACAAGATTGAAATATTCAGCTACCTGTTTATATGGCTAATCAGCGGCACGTATTTTAATATGTGTAGCAAGATATCCTCGTCGTCCTATTCGCAATACTATAATATCAAGGAAATACTTAGAGAAGATTATATTAACTATATTTTAGTGAAATGCAATAAGGATTTTGTCAAGGATAGTTTCAAGATACCGCCTATCGTCGAATATTATCATCTTTGCAAAATGTCTAAATATCTGAAGATTATCAAGAAATATATCAGCAGTGCTATATTAGACAAGATTAATGCAAACGATATCTCAGGGGCTATCAAAGATTTAGGAGGTAAAAATGAGACGGAAGAAGGTATTGCTACATTGATTTGCGCAGATATGAATAAGAACCTATCGAATAAGCAGAAAGAGCGCGAATATATAGCGGGTCTCGATATTCCCGAAGACACGAAAGCCGCGCGAATTAAAACCATTGATAATGAGATTGTAATTACCGAAGGAAAAATTAAGGATCTGACTGATCGAATTACGGAAATCAATAGTAAAATCTGCTCTATATGCTTGGATAATGTATCACATCCTATTATATTAGAATGCACCCATATATTCTGTGGCGGATGCCTATTTAACTTTCTCAATGCAAATACCTATTGCTCAGCTAATAAAAAATGCCCTGATTGTAGGGCTGAAATTAAAAGCACTGCTGACCTAACTGCAATTGTTAGTGCAGTAGCGAGTAATAAGGAAGCAGATAGCACAAATGATATAATGCCTGCTGAAGATAATGCTAGTAAAATAGGAAAGGGAATTCTAAGTAAAGAGGATACTTTGTTAGAAATAATTAAAAATAAGCCTGAAGGGAAGTTTATAGTATTTAGTAGGGTAGATGTATTTACTAAAATCATCAAATTATTAGTATCAAATGGTATTACATTCGCTGAATTAAAAGGAAATACTGCGCATATGATGAATGTTTTAAAAGATTTTAAAAATGGCAGCATTAACGTTATCTTATTAACCACGCAGTATGCTGGGTATGGTATCGATATTAATTATGCAACGGATGTAGTAATCTTTCACTCAATGGCAGTAGATAAGCAACAGGCTATTGGGAGGGCGCAAAGAGTAGGACGAACAAATAATTTGATTGTGCATAACTTATGCTTTGAACACGAGTTAGAAGAAAACAATCAAGTAATTGCGATGTAATGAATGAAATATAAAAATAGTATTATACCTACCTATGTCTATCTACATTTACCTATGTCTATCTACGTATCATAATTTATTTTTATTTTTTCATAATTGTTCTGTATTTATAGATCTAACGCCTCAAACTATCAAGGTATTGCTGCCTTTCGTAGCGTTTGTATTCTTCGGTTTCCTTGCGAGGAACAAGGCGGTATGGATTTACGTAGTTGCCGCGATTATCGCGATTGACGGGAGGGGGGCTATAGAAGAACGACATTATCCAAGCCATCATATGTCCAGTGAAGATGATGAGTAGGATGGTGAAAAGGAACAAATCGAAGAATGTCATTGTGCTTTGCTGCTTCTTTGCTTCTTCTTTGCTTCTTCTTTGCTTCTTCTTTGCTGCTTCTTTGCGGTTGCTTTGCTGCTTCTCAGGGGTATGCTTTGATATAATAATTTTAACTGCATCAATCAATATTTATTATAATTGCAAAAAAATAGAACATCTTTATTCTAATTATTTTATATGAGAATAATATAAAAAATGATAAGGAAAGATATATAAATAATTAATCATATAGTTAGTTAATATATTAACTTAAAAACACAACAATAATGGTAGATGAACGAAATGCGCAGCGTGGTGCTGATGTCCATAAAAGAAGAATGAACAGGACTGGATACTACACATCCAATTATTTCGAATGCATTGATAGCACGTGCGTTCGCGTTTCCAATGATAAACAAAAATATTACCTAAATATTGCTGCAAAGATTGCTATTAAATCGCCTATGTATAACCACAAACACGGCGCAATAATTGTATATAAAGACAAAATTATAGGAACTGGCTATAATTATTATATGGCTGATTTTAGTATCCACGCAGAGGTCGCGGCAATCGCAAGTATTCGCAAGAAACAAAAGCATATACTGAATGAATGCGATATATATGTTGTTCGAATAGGACCCGACCGCTTTAATAATCCCTTAAAATATTCTAGACCTTGCACTAATTGCAGCAATACGATTATCAAAAATAATATTAAAAATGCTTTTTATTCTACAAATTACGAATATGATATTATTAGAGGATGTGTAGAACCTGATGCGTGTGATGTTAATAGGTGTGCATTCCAGTGATATACTTAGTATATATATTAAATAGTTAGTGATACTCTAGGAATTATTCTTTTAATATTCTTTTTTACTATAGTTTGTCGGTCTTCTTCAAAAATACGCTTTAATAGTTCTTCTCCAGACAATTCCTTAAATTGAATGATTTTTGTTTTAATGTCATTCATCTTGATAGGCACTATGCATTCCTTAACATTCGTTTTGATACGCCCGTGCTGTGTATTTAAATCATTGTATTTAAAGTTAAACATAAATTCCTCAATCTTATTATTAAGCGCACGCTGGTAATTCTTCCGCTCCTTCATAGCAATCTTTAATTTCCTAATCTGGTCATCGTATTTAAACCAATCATTTACTAGGTTCTTAAAAGTTTCTAGTTCGTCTGTAGTAGGCTCTACCTTTTCCTGATTAATAATATTATCTACAATATTATCGTCATTCATTTTTATTTATATATATTTATATATTTTTATATTTATATCTATTTATACTTAGTTATACTTATACTTATTTATACTTTACATCCTTACATTCTTACATCTTTACAAATTTGCTAATATCCTTGAAAGTTCTTTCGCCATTATATTCACCTAACTTTTTCCCATTCTTGTATTTTGCAAATGTCGGAAATCCATTAACACCCTTCTTATATTTTGCTTTCAGATTTTTAATATGCGATACCTCGACATTTAAGACATCGCAATCATTCGCCTTGTTATACTTTTTACATACTTTATCCCACGTAGGTTTCAGAGCAGCACAATGACCGCACATATTCCAATAAAATAATATGGTGAGATTTGGAGATTTTTGTATGACTTCATTAACCTGTTTTTTATTTTCACCTGTTAATAAATAAAACATCTATCAAGTATCTTCTTTAACATATTTAAATATTATTTTTTATAATTTATAAGTAAAGAAGAAAGAAGAATGATGGATTATTATGAAATAGATTATGATAAGAATTACGACCCAAAGCTACTTAGTGCTAAAGTAGCTTGTAAAAATATGTCAGCATTATCAAGTGTTTATACAATGCAGCAGAATAACTTATTTGCGGATAGGATAAATATGGATATCTTCAATTATCATAATAACTTTAATAGAGACGCTTATGATATAAAAGGGGATGAGAGCGAACTACTTCAAGGCTTCTCAATAAATAAAAAGAGTTGCATATATAAACGCCCCGAATACAACGAAGGCACTTGGAATTCTCAATATCAATCAAGCGACACATTTAAAAATAATATTAATACCTATATGTTATTTGATTACCAAACAAAGAGCAAGGTTAAGGTTAATAAATAGCTATTACTACTTACTACGTAATATTACTAGGTTATATTAGAATTAACCCTATAGTCAATATATAAGCATCGATATAGTCGCATAAATATTTTAGAACAATTAACCCAAAAATTATATTGAACATTCTTATAATATGATATATTTTATTTTCTTATATTATTAAAATCTATTTTTATGTATATACAATATATTATTGCTCGCCCACTTCATACTCATCTTATTATCTTTATTACTCAGTAATTTATTAAATTTGAAGTTTCCCATATAAGGGGGTGTATTATTTTTATGAAATACGCGCTGAACACTTTTATCATATAGGTGGTAGTCGCAGATAATGAAGCAAACAATATTGCGAGGTCTTATATTATAAAATAAGTGGTTCCACTTTTGTTGGTCGTCTAGTAAAGTTTCAAATAATTCATTATCTCTGTCTATTATTTTTTCATTAAATAGGACTGCTTTTAATTTCTCTATAAATGGTCGGTATGCAACGTTAGACCTTTCATAGTTTCTTAATTGCGCTGCTCTATTGGTAGGCGACGGGCTTCTTCTTATCCCTGCTGCTAAATTAGTGCGCGTAGTTCCTTTTAGTAATATTTTCCCTAAATCAATTGGTGACGGGCTTCTTCTAGCGGCAGCAGTAGTAGCGGCTCGTGGTGGCGATGGGCTTCTTCTAGCAGCACTAGCAGCAACTGCAGAAGCGGCACGTGTTGGTGAGGGGCTTCTACGAACCGCTTTAGTTCGCACAGGATTTCTTCGAGGAGCGGCTGCAACCGCTTTAGCGACAGGAGACGGACTTCTACGAACTGCTTTAGTTCGCACAGGATTTCTTCGAGGAGCGGCTGCAACCGCTTTAGCGACAGGAGACGGGCTTCTTCTTTTTAACATTTCTAATATATTTATATAAATAAAATTGAAAATTGATTATTCTTATAATATAGAATGTAGAGATGACCCCTATTATTTATGTAGGAGCGCATATAAATCGCGAAAAAACCATTGTGAAAACTATGGAGGCTATTACAAAGAATGGTGGCAATTGTTTGCAGCTCTTTGTATCCAACCCGAGAAGCGCATCACTAGTTAATATCGACAATTATATAAATACCGCCGATGATATAAAGGAATATTCTAATAAAAATGATTTCAAGACTATTATCCATTCGTCATATACTATAAACTTAGCACGGGACTTCAAAAACGGGAAACGCGCAGTTCCCATTGAAGAATGCTTTTGGGTGCAACTATTATTACACGAATTAAGGATATCGCATTTAATCAATTCGTCGGGTGTTATTGTGCACGTAGGAAAGCATACTACATTATCATATGAATATGGATTAGAAAATATGAGAATAGCACTAGAATATATTATAGATGTATTACGCGTGAATAATATAAAAACGAAGATAATCATTGAAACACCTGCAGGACAAGGCAGTGAATTATTAACTAATTTACACGATTTTATTGCATTCTATAATAATTTTACAAATGAGCAAAAAAAGTATTTAGGTATATGCTTAGATACTGCCCACGTATGGGCTGCAGGCTATGAAATATCTGAAGCATATGAAATCATTTGCAATAAAAACGCCAATGAATTAATCGCCATACATCTGAATAATAGCATTGTCGCAAAAGGAAGCAATGTGGATAGGCATACTACATTATTTGATAGCACGAATGGAAAGATACCTCTTAATACATTCAAACATATGCTTGAAATCATTAAGGAAAGCAAAAATAAACCAATGATAATTTTAGAAACTCCGTCATTGCAATTATCAAAAGAAATCAAGTGGCTCTATAGTATATAAAAGATTTAATAATTCTTCATAATTCTTCATAATTCATTATCATCCACCAATCCTTGTCCAGCTATCAGGGAATAGGTCGGTAGTATTGGTTCCCTCGTAATTCTTCCCAAACCAAGTATTCGGATAGCATATAACAGGCGCAGCCGATGAAGACAAATAAGCGCCAAACCACGAAAATGTGCTATTCCCTATAATGTAATGTTTTGAAGATGTCATAATTAATAACTGCATCCAATCAGGAATGTCGTCGGATACCTTTTTATATTTTAAGTCCTTCCCATATAATTCCTTTAATGCATTATTAATTATTAAGTTATACTTATCAACAACTGCATTGTCGTTTTTTTCACAGAAATATAGGATTTCGTAGTCATATATATCAACACCTTTGTTCACTAGCGTTTTAAAGGCTTCGATGTAATATTCGGGTTTTTGCACAGGATGAAACATTTGCAAGTTAAAATAATCGCCCATACGATAATGAAGCGTTATTGTATTATTAATCGTATATTCAGGGTGCTTTGTTAATACCTTGTTAATATGCTCGTCTAACCCTATAATCCTCCTGATTTTATTAATATTCTTTTCAAAATATTTATAACTTTGAAAATAGCCTTCTAATATGGTATCTTTGTTAAAAATAGGGATTTCCTTATAGTGAAAATGGGGTTCTGAATATTTTTCATTGATATCTATGGTATTTGATACTTTGTGGCTAATATTACTAAATAATGTATCCCAGTAATATTGGCGATATCCAATATCTCCTGTTGTATATAGCTTATAACTATTGCTATTATCTATGTAATACGATAAGGCTGCAAATATTTTAAACAATTGATTACCTATACCACCGCTTATCACAATACCTATATTATTCATTATTATTAACAATAAATAGCAAATTAGTTTTATATATAATTATGGCTTCGCATAAATATGTAATAATTACTCCTAGCAGAAAAGAAAAATTGATTAAGCATATTCCCAAATTATAGTAAGAACAAACAAAGATGCTGACTAGAAGCCAAACTATTGCTACCGCCGCTGCTACCAATGCCGCCGCCGCTGCTACCAATGCTGCTACCAATGCCGCTGCTACCGCTACATCGAATAACATATCAGGTGCTGATGACACTACTAAAGTAGTCTATCCTAGTATGTTTTCTAGATGGGCTGAGCCTCTCTAAGTATAACAATAAATATACTTATCTAAGTATAACAATGAATATACTTATCTAAGTATAACAATAAATATACTTATCTAAGTATAACAATGAATATACTTATCTAAGTATAACAATAAATATACTTATCTAAGTATAACAATGAATATACTTAGTATATGATTATATGTGTGTATGATATTTATTTTTTATTTATGCTATATTGCATTATGATATCTCTTTTTATTTATGTATATTTTTGGAATAAATTTGTTATAATTTAGAATAGAAATATAAAAAATTGATTAATGGGGCTAATTTTAATATAACAAGGACAACCACATAAACGCCCAATCAATCCGCAAATCGAACAGCAAAGGAACTCAAACCAACAGCAAAGGAACTCTAACCAACCTTTGTCGTGATGACTGCTATCCCCACTATTGCTTCCCGCGTGAAGGAGTTAATGGCAGAGATGCCTGATACTCTCAATACCAAGAAGGAGATAGATGAATATTATAAGGATGTAGTTAAGAAGGTTAAGGAAGCTATGAATACTGGAGGAAAAGCGCCACGTAAGGCACTCGGTGTGAAGGCACCTAAAGAGCCAAAAGCAGCTAAAGCTCCTAAAGAGCCAAAAGCAGCTAAAGCACCTAAAGAGCCAAAAGCGGCTAAGAAGCGTGTTAAAAAGGTAGATGTTGATGCAGATGGCAATGAGATTGAAAAGGTCAAGAAGCCTCCTAACGCGTATCAGAAGTTTATTCAAGATAATCGTCAGAAGGTAAAGGAAGATAACCCTACTATGACTGGCGTAGAAATATTTACTTTGCTCGCCCAGAAATGGAATGAGCATAAGAAAGCTATGAATGGTGAAGAAAGTGATGATAAGGGCAAACCTGACAGCAGCAAAAGCAGCAGCAAAAGCAGCAGCAAAAGCAGCAGCAAAAGCAGCAGCAAAGGCAGTAAAAAAGACACATCTGATGATAACGATATCACAGAAGATGATGATGATAAGAAGAAAGCAGCGGCGGCAGCAGCGGTTGCAAAGTCAGTGAAAGTCGCGAAAGCAAAGAATGCTACGAATAAATAAAATTCATAAATAATGTAATGTAAAGTATTGTAAAGTAGTATATATTTTTATATTTTTTGCATTTATAATGGTGTAAAAATATTAAAAAATACCATTTAAAAATATAAAAATTGATGATGTCCTCTAGTATTATGTAGTTTAATAACTAAAATACAATGACTATTTCTATCAAAATCAAGGAGATTATGGCGATTATGCCTGATACGTTGAATACCAAAAAAGAAGTTGATGATTATTATAAGAGTGCTATGGCAAAGGTTCTGAAAGATACTAAAACTGATAACGAAAATAAACCAAAGAAGGAACTTAATGCATATCAAAAATTTATGAAGGAAAATATCAGCATCGTAAAGAATGAAAACCCTAATTTAACAGGAACAGAAGTATTCTCTATTATTGCAAAGAAATGGAAGGAACAAAAAGAAGAGAATAAAGAAACTAAGGCTGACGTTAAAGTAGAAGAAGACGTTAAGGCGGATGTTAAGGATGATGTTAAGGATGATGTTAAGGCGGATGTTAAGGCTGATGCTAAGGATGACGTTAAAGTAGAAGAAGACGTTAAGGACAACGTTAAGGATGACGTTAAGGAAGTCGTAAAAGAAGTAAAGAAGAAGAAAGGTAAATAATAAAAGAGTAATATTATCACTAAAGTATAAAAACAAATATAGGTAATACTACATATATATTATGAAATATGTTATATGTTATATATTTTTTATAATTTCTAGGTATGTAGCAAATCCATCAGCAGTATTCAAGTCATTATTACAACTTGATAAGCGAATGTCAAAATGAACCCAGTTTTTTCTATATTTTTCAGGAATAAAATGCATCAGAAATAGGGAAGCCATCAAGCCATCGCTATTAATGCATTTATATCCTGAGTTTTTAACGTCAGCAATATTCGATTTAATATAAGTAGAATATTCAACCCACGCAGGTAATCGAATACTTTTTTCAGCATATTCATTGTTATATATTTCAATATTCTTAGCTATTTTATCATTCAATGTAAAATATGTAAAACTTGTATGGCAATGTATTCTCTCAGACCACCCTGTTAATGTAGCATAGTCAAATATATAATCAGGCTTATACTTTTCACAAGTATATGCTAATGCATCAGCAAGTATTAATCTACCTTCTGCATCGGTATTAACAATCTCTACGCTAGTTCCATTGTAGGCTTTAATAATATCATTAGGTTTTAATGAGGCACCTGATACAATATTTTCAACTAATGGACATACACAGATGACACTATGCTTATACTTGCTATCTACTAAATATTTAAATAACCCTAATGATATAGCCGCTCCTTCCTTGTCCATATACATTTTTTCCATACTTTTCCCCGTTTTCATTGAATACCCTCCAGTATCTATAGTGACACCTTTGCCAACTAAGCATATTGTTTTTTTGCATTTAGGAGGTTTATATTCTAACACTATAAAAGAAGGTTTATTATTAGAAGAGCCACCTACCGCGTCAATAAGTCGCAATCCCATATTTTTAATATCAATGTGATTATATTTATTAATCTTAACATACTTTGTATTATTAAAAAGGCTACAAGCATATGCTCCTAACTTTGCAGGAGTATATATATTAGAGGGCTCATTGATAATATTGCGCGTAAATTTAGAATAGTCTATAATATTAGTTAAATGTTCTAAGGCACTTCTTTTGAATTGAGGTATATCAAAATATATATTGGTTTTATTTTGAACACTTTTATATTTATTAAACACATATAACCCTTGCATAATCCTATAAACAAACCCTTTAACAAACTTTTTATTTAATTTAGTAAGATTAAAAGAAATATCTTTGTTATTGCCGCTGCCGCTGCTGCTATCATTATCATCTATACTATTAACTATCGATTTGATATCAATGGATTTTAATAATATATCTAAAGTATTATTTATTAATATATTAGCATCATCGGTTTTGCTAGAAGATACAATAATATGTTTAGCCTTTACCCCCATACCCATTCTAATATATATATATTTTATATTATATTGATGCCAATATAAGTTGCGAACCATTTAATTCATATATTTTATCAGCTATCTCTAATGCCGACCTTCGATGTGCAATGATTATCATAGTGCTATTTTGATTTCTAAAGCATTCTTTTATTGTTTGCTGGACTAGTTCTTCGCAATATGGGTCTAGAGCAGAAGTTGCTTCGTCGAATATTATTATTTGCGGTTTCCTAATAAGCGCTCTCGCGATTGATATGCGTTGCTTTTGACCTCCCGATAGCGAGCTCAATTCAGTTCCCTCGAGTTTTGTCTGATATTTATTAGGAAGTTTAGATATAAACTCGTGGGCATTAGCATTTTTAGCAGCTTCTATTATATCTTCTTCGCTTACTTCGCTTACATTATCTAAGCCATACGAGATATTATTAGCGATTGTATCTGAAAATAGAACGCTGTCTTGGGCTACATATCCTACGTGTTTCTTTAACCATACGCTATCATAATCGCTAATATTTACATCATCTATTGTTATACTACCTCCTACGGGCGATAGGGTATTAACTAGTAATTTCGCTAAAGTGCTCTTGCCGCATCCTGAAGCACCTACAATTGCTATCTTATCCCCTCTATTAATCTTAAAATTAAAATCGCTTAATATTTGCTCAGTAGAATTCTCGTATTTAAATGAAAGCGAATTGAAGGATATATTGCCAAGCAAAATATTATTGCGTGGTATGTAATAGCCGCTCGTATATTCAGGTGCATCTAGGATAGCCGTAATTCGCGCGTAAGGTTCTTTGCATTTTATGAATTCGTTTTTCATATCAAAAATTGTTTTGATTGTAGAATACAACCCCTGATTATGAAGAATAAATATAGTAAGCCCTTCAATCGTGTTCAAGTAGTTCGCAGATAATATAATGAGTATTGTTGTGATTGTTGGTATATTGCTAACTATCAATAGATTGCTTCCATACAAAAGGCATTCTTTGCTATTATAATGAGCAATTTTGTCTGATATCTCATTGTATTTATTGAGAGAACGCAATTCATTCGCATACGTTTTCAAAACTGAAATGTGAGAGATTGTTTCGTGCGTATATGTATTTAGTTCCTTGTTTAATTCTTCGTGATTAGTCATTATCTTTTTGTGAATTATGTTATAGCACTCAGATATCAAATAATTAATTGGTATTAATACCAAAGCAATTGCAGTAAGTTTCCAAGATATATTTGTTAATAACCAGAATGTTATCGAAACCTCTATAATGGAACGCGATAATACGTTCGTATTTAGGGAGATAATATCGGAGACAACCCTAGCATCATTATTTACGCGCTCTAACAAAGAACTTACTGGCTCCGTTTCATAAAACTTCAATGGTTGGTTTAAAATCTTTCTATATACAATACAACGCAATTGATGGTTCATGCATTTTTGCGAATATACAAATAGCCCACCTCTAAGCGATATAGCAATCATAGATATGAGATTACTATAAAATAATAGATACATCCTTTCTTTCGAAAAGTCGCCTAGCATCATTCTGCTAGTATGCTCGTTTGCATTAACATTGTAATATGAACCTACGCAGCCGCATATCAATCCCAGTATGCTATACTTGATATCATTGCCACATAACTCTATATATCTTCTTATCATATTGAATGAATATATTATATGTAATGAATATGTTTGTAATATATGTAATGAATATATATTTATATGTATATATTTATATGTATATTTATATGTATTATAATATCAAAAATTTCTTGGCTACGAATAATAAATAATGTTCGCCATCTCGTAAAAGCGAGATATATTTATAGATACTGCCATCTTTTTCAATAAATTTATATGTTCCCGCAGTTTTGCGAAATTTAACTATTTTGGTTAAATTGGACACGCTTTGTATTGTTTCATAATTTAACCAAAAGCGAGGAATAGCCTTGCTATCACTCGTGTTTTTCAAGTTTATTTTTTTGAACAAAATCTTTCTAAATATGAAAATTTGGTCATCTCCTGTAAAATACCCATTTGTTTCAGCATATATCTTCATATATTCATCTAATAATATATTAACATCTATACTTGCTTTAAGTTCGCCTGTTCGTTTATGAAAATATTTATCCTTTACATAGTTTATCAACGTATGATCCCAATCTAATACATCAACTCCATCTGCTGATATCGCAATATCCATATATCGGTTGAGCCGATTTAAGAATATTTTCTTGCCAAAAGTATATATATATAATACTTGCATATATTTCATTGCTTTCGAAAATAACTTTCTCTCTTTATCATAATCACCTCTTTCTCGTTTGCGCGGGTGTATGAAATATCTCAGTCGTTTGGATAATTTACTATATTTTGAAGGCACATCATTATTATCTATTTTTACGAGAGATTTGCTAACAATTTTTGAATACCCCTTTTTATCATTATCATATTTTTTTATACTAAAATCGCTAAACAACTCCTTTGCCTTTTTCATTCCCTCTCCATATTTAGCGTATTTACTAGCAATCAAAAACTCTATATGTATCAAACGATTATACATAGCATCCAAAGTTCCTGTATATAAACAATAGTCAAATATCGCATTTATAAAGCAATCTCCATCACCGACCGCGTTTATCAAATAAATCTTTGGATTATTCTTGACAATTTCGTAGTCCCTGCTTCGCGGGGCAGTTGCGTCTGATGATTTGCTAGTGAATGAATGAGAATATATATCGGATTTAACAGATTTATCGGATTTAACAGATTTAACGGATTTATCAGATTTATCGGATTTAACAGATTTAACGGATTTATCAGATTTAACGGATTTATCCGATTTAACGGAATTCTTTTTCATCATATTAATTATTTGCAAATAATCTGGTGTTCCTTTTTTTGGCGAACACCATTTATCTTTCCCTTCATTATACTTTTTCAAAGCGTCGATATATCTCATTACTATTCTCTATTTCTATATAAACATTCTATAAAAATTGATATTGAGATATTGTTTGATATCGATATTTATATATCTACTATATAGAAAATGACTGAAATCAACATCTTTCTATTTCGCAGAGACTTCCGTATAGTCGATAATATGGCATTAAATATGCTGATTGTTGAATGCGGGAACAAAGGGATATATCCTATGTTTATATTCAATCCCAAGCAAATATATGCCAAGAATAATCAGTATTTTAGTAATAATTGCGTTCAATTTATGATAGAGAGTTTAGATAACTTAGATAAGCATATACACGTCAATTATTACGAAGGCGACGATATCGAAGTAATAACAAAATTATCTAAAAAATACAAAATTAATTCTATAGCATATAACAAAGACTACTCGCCATTTGCTATAAAACGAGATGGTATTATAGAGGAATGGGCAAAAAGCAAAGAAATCCGCATTATAACTGCAGAGGATTACACGCTTTACCCGATGGGGGCTATTCAGAATAACAAAGGAGAGCCATATCAGGTTTTCACACCATTTTATAAGAAATCTTTGTTAATCAAAGTGAAGGCACCTGAACCATTAGCGGTTAATCGCATAAATGTTATTAAAAATATCAAAGCGTTTGACAAGCATAAATATTACATAGTTAATGATGACTTGGCAGTCAGAGGCGGTCGCGAGAATGCATTAGAGCGATTTAAAAATATAATGACGGACTACGCTAAAGTTCGCGATTATCCCGCGCTAGACAAGACGACTAAATTAAGTGCCTATATTAAGTTCGGGTGTGTTAGCATTCGCGAGGTTTATTTTAACTATAATAAAGTCAAGGAATTGCAAAGAGAATTAATATGGCGCGAATTTTATGCAAATATTCTGTATTATTTCCCATATGTATTAGGAAACTCTTTTAAAGAAAAATATGATACTATAGAATGGACGAATAACAAAGAATGGTTCAAAAAATGGTGTCAGGGAAAGACAGGATATGCTATGGTTGACGCAGGAATGAACCAGTTAAATAAAAGTGGCTGGATGCACAATAGGCTGCGTATGATAACCGCTATGTTTTTAACAAAAGACCTTTTAATTGATTGGAGGTGGGGCGAGAAATATTTTGCTACGAAACTGGTTGACTATGACCCTGCAAGTAATAATGGCGGGTGGCAGTGGTCTGCTAGCACGGGAACTGATGCACAGCCATATTTTCGCATATTTAACCCCGAATTGCAATTAAAAAGGTATGACAAGGATTATGAATATATCAGAACGTGGATACCAACATATGAGTTGGATGCCGTAGAAAAAATAGTAGATCACAAGGATAGGTCAGTTATCGCTATAAAAGAATTCAAGAGGGCTCAAACATTGTAAGGAGTTATATAGATAGTAAATCTATAGATATATAGTTATATATAGATAGATATGAACTACTTATTTACTAAATAATTCTAGTCTATTATTAACATTCCAGATATGCCTAATAATATTATTGCAATATTCGTGATTTTGTAGATGGACAGGGTGAATGATGCTTCCAAAAGTTATATCTGAAACCGCAATCGGATAGGTTAATACATAGGCATCGGCTGCCGCATATATTATGTTATCCGCAGCAGTCCACGAAGAATACGATAAATCATATTTATTTTCGGATAATACATACTTGTCTAGTATCTTGCGAGCGCCTTCACGTGATATTAAATAATAAGCGGTGCTAGGATAAGCCTCAGCCCTCTTTACGATTACCTCGTTCTTTAAGAAATGCTCATTATATAATTCGATAACTGGCGGGTGCCCATTTGTAAAAAATTGTAATATATCAATAACTGCATTATTTTTATTTTGAAATTCCTCTATATATTTTTGCATTTTGCCGAAATCTATATTAGTGAATGCCAAATCGTCTTCTAACACGCAAAAATACGCATCCCCATCATCATAGCCTTGCTCTATCGCTTTTAAATGCGATAATATGCAACTAATCTCTTCGGGTGTTGTGGTATCTAGAGAACCTTCATTGCGAATAATGTCGTAATCCGCGATGGTTGCTGGTGTTTCTGCGGAAATGCGATAATTATCTATGCCCTTTTCTTTTAATTGGTTATCCATATATACACGTCTATCCACGCAGCCATCTATGTTAATCCAATAATGTTTCATAATGCAAGGAATAAAGAATAAGGAATAGAGAGAAGGTATTAGATATTTTTTATAAATATTCTTTATATAAAAAAATGATACGTAGTATATCTAGTGTAGCCAACATATATATACTGCAGTTCTAAATGGCTTTATTCATAGATACGGAAACATCGGGGCTTCCTGATACTCATAATTTGAGATGGGGCGAATATCCATATTACAAAAAGTTAGACAAATATGCAAATGCTAGGATTGTGCAGTTTTCTATGCTAATCACGGATACTAAATTTAAATATGTAGATGTTAAAGATTACATTATTAAACGCGAGGGATTTGATATAACAAATCAAGAGTTTCACGGGATTACAAATGATATTTCTGATAATCTTGGAGTTAATTTTGATATTGTAGCCATTGAGATATTCTATGAACTACTAAAAAAGGTATCTCATATTGTAGCGCATAACGTAGCATTTGACGTAGGCGTAATTAAATCCGAGTTATACAGAAGAAACTTGCATCATATTATAGATGAACTAGATAAAAAGACGCTGCTATGCACTATGAAGCATATGAAGCCTATCCTTAAAATTATTAACCCTTATGGGAATTTCAAGAACCCGTCGCTAAACGAGATTTACAAATATAATTTTAAAGAAAATATCGAGAACGCACATAATTCGCTTTATGATGTTAAAAATCTTCACAAGGTCGTCGAGCATATGTATGAAAATAAAAGTCTTAATTATGATATTGACTGCTAGCAGTTTGCTAGCTATTGCTATATTCTTATTTTAGTAGCCCACAAAGGATATTTGAGAGATACTTCATCACCGAACCCATTTTCAAAGTAAGTCTCATCTTCTATCACAATTGTTTTATATAGTTTGCATATAATACTGCAAACGCTTTGGTCGTGTCGGTTATCTATGAAACCTTCGCATTGATTATTTTTATTATAGTGGTCAGTGAATACTAGCGGATTTCTATACAACGCATTAAGCCACGTAGATACTATATTAACCGCATTAGCATTCTTTTTAAACATTTTAATTGTAGCCATAATCTGCCCCGTTTCTAGTATGTCGTCGCTATCATTATTTATATTAAAATGCTCAAATATTTCTTTTGTCGTCCAAGCCTTTTCTTTGTGCTGAGACATCTGAAATGAAATACAACCTTCGTCGCTATTATTGAGCATCTCGATATATTCATTGAAACGCTTAACACCTGCAGGATTAATGTAGCATCCTGCATCAATATATATCAAAATATCATCATCGTTAATGATATCCATATGTTTCTTAATAATATATGGTTTCCATATCCAGTATCCGCCGCCTCTAGGAAGTTCTAAAATATCTTTAAATGTTTCCTTGAATTCCTCATCCAAGTCTTCTGGGCTATACAATGTTATTGTATCAAACCAAGCTAAACTTTTTGCTTGATTATATATCCTTTTCTTCGATTCCTTATACTTATTATCACCATAAGTAATGAGATGTATCATCCTATGATGTATGCTTTATGCTGTATCCTTGTATTTATATATATATTTATTATTTATATACATTATATTACATAACTATTTTATATATTCTTTTGTATATATAAATGACTACTATGGAAGAACTGAGAAAGCATAGGTTTTTAAACCTAACGCTAATTGACTTGATACCTACTTTGATTGTTGGGCTTATAATCCATTCATATTTATGGTTATACCCGCTTGAACTAGATATTATCGAGCAATCGCATAGAACATTCATCCAATATGTAGCATCATTGTCGATAATAATAATAACATCGCTAGGGTTAGGAATATTATCTCATAGAGTAGCAGGTATTAGGTCAGGTTTATCTGCTCATTTAGGGTTAAACGGGCTTCCAAATAAAAATAATATAGTATTTTAGAAAGTAAAATAATTTGAATACAATGAATAATATAATATCGCCAGATAGATTTCTTTCGATTTGGATATTTATTTATACAATCGCTTATTTACTCGGAATAGTTCCATACAATCCCATATTACTTATTGGTTTCGCAATAGTATTCTTTGTGTGTGGTTTAGTAATTACAATATATAGTTTGAATGATAATTCGCTACTGCAATACTATTTTACAATCAATTTCATAGGTAAGGTGATACCTTTTTTCATAATAATTAATAACAAACTAACAAATGATGATTTAGTATTCACAATATATTTCATATTGTTATATGTTATCTATATGCAAATCATCAACGATGATATCATATGTGTATATAGAGATTATATGCAGTTCATTGTAGACCGCGATAAGGGCAGAGAGGGGGCGCTATATAACTTTATTAAGAAATTGCATTTATATGTATAATCAATCTATCATCTTTTGCCCAAGAACTATCAAGATGATATTCTTTGCTAATCCGATAACGTAGAATGTTCAATAAATTCTCTTTATTTATTTGGCTCCAATCTTCACCTTCTTCGTTTGTTCTATCAAGTCCGAATAGTCGGTAATCATCTATTATGATAATAGCCTCGTTTTTAAATAAGTTATTGATGCTCGTTATTTCTTCTTCCAGTGGGCAATCTTTAGCAGACCGCGCGGTATCGCAATGGCTCCAATGCCCATCGAGAAAAAAGATACACTTGTCTTCAATGGTAGGCAATAAGGTCTCAAAGACAATGCTACTATCACCTAGCAAGAAGTTGATTTTGCTACCCGTATATTTGCTTTTTGTTCTACAATATAATGTTTCACTAAACTCAATTGTATATATTGTATTAAAAAATGGTTCTATTGTAAAAGTAGTCTCGCCATTATAAGTTCCTGTTTCAATAAAACAAGGATACTTTGTATAATCGTCGCGCAACTCTTTAAGGAATGATAGGTCTATCGAAGGCATTTATATATATATGTTTATATTGATAATTATAATACTTATATATGTTTATGTATATATGTATATTTATGAATATAATGTTATTATGGTATTATCGCGTAATCGCGATGAGAATGGTTTAATATTGCCTTAATAAAAAGGTTGTTTTGCTACTAGCAGGATTTGAACCTGCGAGTGCTATGCACGTGACAGCTTAAATGTCATGCCTTGGACCTGGCTCGGCCATAGTAGCAAAAGCTCATAAATCAGAGCAATATTAAGTGAAAAAATAATATTAGTATTATCACGTAATAGTTTTAATTATTATATGAATATACTAAAGATTTAATGTATATATATGGGATATACTTGAGATAATAATATATATGATGTAATCCTTATATGTGTTTTTTGTTTTTACAATCATATAAAAAATAGTTCTAATATATATATCAAATGATGAACTATATTTTGCTAGGATTTATTGCGATTTCAAATATTATTACTTCATATGCATTTATTAACTTTAACTATGGTAATGGCGATAGATTAACAATAGAAAAGCGCAGCCTCTATAAACCTGTTAATAATATTCAATGCGCCGCAAATGCCGCAAATGCCGCAAATGCCGCAAATGCCGCAAATGCTAAGATTGATAGACGAGGCGTTATAAAACTCATCCCGTTAATTAGTATAATTAGTTTATCAAAGAAATCATATGGCGCTACATTGAAACCGCAAAAAATAGTTGTATTTGGTGCTTCGGGATATACGGGTGGTGATACGATACGTGCGCTATTAGAAAAAAACATTAGTGTTGTAGCAGTTACGAGGAGAAAAGTGGAGATTGTTGATAGAGAACACGCAAAATTAAATACATTAGTTATAGATGATTTAGATAAAAAAGGCAGTATTACTAGTGTTGTAGCAGATGTTCTCAGTCCAAATACGCTGGTTGGTATTATGAAAGATGCGGAAGCAGTAATATTTTGTGCAGCGTCAAGACCTAAAGTGAAAATTACTGCTACACCTGGTGTTGATATCTCAAAAAAAACTATGAAATACGATACCGCCGCAAATGTCGCTGAACCTAGTGATAATGTCGAAGATATTGGATTGGTAAATGTAGCAGAAGAGGCTATACGCTCCAATGTTAAACGCCTTATTATTGTATCTTCTATATGTGCAAAGTGTCAAAAGAATGACGAAACATCAGGTAATGGATATGGAGAGGCGATTGATAGAGGTTTTGCAAGCTGCGATGCGTGCTATAAGAAGCAAACAGGTGAGGAAAGAATTCGCATATTATACGAGAAAGCACCAAAGCATCTTAGTTATACTATCATTCGTCCGGGTATGCTATCGCCTGGCGAAAGAAGAGGAGTTTCGGAAATCGAGTTTAATCAAGGAATATCTAAAAGCGGTATTATATCTCGGTTAGACTTGGCAGATATATTGGTATCAGCTGCATCAACTGATAAAGGAGCAAAGAAAACTTTTGAAGTATACTACAAAGATACTGCGCAACCCGTTGATATGTATAAATCACTAAAAACGTGCAAGGAATTAGGGCATTCGATTAAAGAGTGCTTTTTTGGCGAAGGCTATAATGAAACGGAACCATTAACAATGGAAAGAATTATGAAAATGCCGCAAACAGGTTCAATCTTCATTTCAGGCACTGAAGTGTTAGGCAATAATTATACTGAGATGCTTGGTAAATTGCAAAAGGACGTATATGTCCCTTATGATATTAACGCGCTTAGCTCAAATGATATTATGTGATTAAATTTGTTAAATTTGTTAAATTTTTTATGCTATATTATAAAAATTGATATAGAAGCAATGAGGAGTTATGCACGTATTATAAGAGAACCTCGTGAAAGTATGACCGATCCACACAATAACTGCGCCGAAGATGCGCGCATCAGCGAACTAAAAGCCAAGGGAATTGAATGGATTGAAAAGATATTACTGAAAGACTTAACGTGCACAAAGGCAGGTTCTATATCGCATTTGCTATATGGCGAGAAGCCTAGCGAACAATCCATAAATATAAAACTCGGGCGTTTTGGCGAGTTCATAGCGAAGGAGCTAATAAAAAGCGATGAACGTTTTGATTTGCTTGACTGCGGTGTCCAGATGATAAATAATAAACTAAAGGATGTCGACTTGATATTTATGGATAAAATTAGAAAAATAATATATTATCGCGAATTAAAAGGTAATATTGAGTTGGATACCGAAAAAATACCAGCAACAATCGCGAAATGCAATGATATTACAAACTTCCTCGCAAGTAAATATGGGGATTATAATATAGATTGCGCTATTCTAAACTGGAGCATATATGATAGGCGAGAATTAACTGCGGGACTTTCGAATATAAAAACATTCGAAAAAGCAGGTATGAAAATAGAACATATGGGCGACTTCTTTGCAATTATTGGGACTACTTGGCATAAGGAGGACTATTACGCGTATTTCAGAATGATAGGCACTAAAATAATTACGCGGTTCTTGAAGTAGATGGCAATATGTATCACTATCGCCTATCGCCTGCTTAATAATTCTTAATGATTAAATGCTTGGTATTTATTTCGTCGCCAATGCGGTTATTATATAATTTAAATTTATATTTTTTATCATATTCGGCTACTATATAGCCACTATATAGTTCTTCTATGAATTTAGTCTTGCCAATTATCATTAGGCATTTTATTTTTGTTGTTTTGAATAGCGATGCTAACTTATGCTGCTCTTCTTTGCCAAATTGACAATACCCGTAATCGGTAAATTCGCTATCATATGGAGGGTCTAAGAACATAAAATTGGTTTCATCATTGTATTTTTCAAATATAACTTCGAACCTCTCATTGTATATTTCAGTCCTGTTTAATAATGTCTCATAATCTTTATTAAGTAATTCAGTATAATTAATAGTTTTATATCTGCCAAAAGGGATATTAAATTTCTTATCCTTATTGTATCTTAGCATACCTCGAAAGCAGGTTTTCCTCTGATAGTAAAATCGCTTGGCAATGTCTAGCGGGTCGTTCATTACCATCGTATCTCTTATAATGTAATAGGTTGCTTCGTCATTTGGCGAGTTCTCCATAAACTCATAGATGTCCTTTGCTTTCCCTTCGCTAATACATTTATATAAATCTATTAATTCTGAATGAACATCGCTGATGACCGCTTTGCTAGGGTTTAAATGAAAATAAACTGCCCCTCCGCCTATAAATGGCTCAATATAAATATTATAATTATCTGGGAAATATTTTTCAAACATCTTGATTTCATCTACCTTGCCACCGCTCCATTTGATTAGCGGTTTAAGTGGCTTTAGCAGCGGGTTTCTAGTATTCTCTGCACTTAATAATTCAATCAACTCGCTCTTATTTTTTGATTTATAATTAGTAATTCCGTATTCTTCGCATTTTGCTAGAAGTTCCTTTCTAGATTTATTTGCGAGTTCCATTATGAATACTTTATATTATCATTTTATATAATTATATATATCAGTTTTTATAGTTGAAAAAATATAAATATTATATAGAAGTATAAAATGCCAAGAAAAAAAACTGCTATTAATAATGGAGGAGGATTAGTATCTACTGCGGCTAAAGCAGCTAATGTAGCTAAAGCTTTATTTAATAAGATAAAAAATATAAGAGGAACTAGAGCAGTTCATCCAGATATACCTATACATCCATCTCCATCATTCACTTTAGATACACCACAATCATTAATTGATAATACTCCACCTACTATTGTTCAAGAAATACGTCCTATATCAATTATTGAAATCGCTAATAAGTGGATGGAAGACCCAAAGATTAACCCTTATACTAATGCAGATATAGAGTTATCTATACATCCTAAAAGTGATTATGCAAAATTATATAAAAAGATTATTGATAAGTTAATAAAATATATATATGAACTTTTTCCAGAGAAAGAGAAATTAACTATAGAGGATTGTAAATACATCAAGAATAATTTGCCTATCATACATTCTATAATTGTTATTGAAGATGAAGAATACAAAAAAATACAAACAGAATTATTACATAAAATACGACCATCTCTTTATAAAATATTTTATAAAAAGGGTGACAAAAAAATATACATATGATATTGATTTTTGCAAAGATAATGAAATCAAATTATATTTAGATATTTATAATTCTATTATTGAAAAAAAACTATCATATTCATCATCTAAATCGCCAGCAGCCCCTTCGTCATCTCCTAAATCAGAACTACCTAATTATATATTACATAAAGCATCGTCATCTCCTAAATCTCCTAAATTACCAAATTCTAAATCACCTAAATTACCTACAATAGATGATAACATCCAAACTTCAACAGAAGACTTATTAAAAGGTAATATTGACCTTGAGAAATCTGATATGTCTATAGGTAATTTAGTATTGGATTTATGCAAAGATATTAGACCTATATTATATATACACGAAACAATGATGACTATTGAGAATTACAAGATTGCGCTTAATAATAAGAAGAGGTTAGAATACGTAGCATCATTGTATAAGCTAGGTATAGTAAATGGGGAAATATTTAAATATATAAATAATTATAAGTATAAACAAAAAATTGAAGGTATAGAAAATGATGAATTAAAGGAATTATATTATATATTTGGTGAGATTGATTATTATCTTACTTTAAATAATATTAATGCTAATGATAATATTTTAAATAAGCTCAAAGAAATCAATAAAATTATACTGAGTTTATATAGTAGCTATTTTAGTAAAGATATTAAAAATCCTATATTAACTGCAGATAAAATTATTAGCAGTAATGATGTTGTTAAATTATTTCCATATTGTAAAGAAGGTGAAGTAGACCCTTTCACGACCGACCTTATCAGTGGTCTTGATTATAATGAACGAAAGAATGTAGTAAATATAATATTATATGATGATATATCATATGAAGGTAAAAAGAAAAAGGTTTATTATTATTGCTTTGATACAATTACAACATATAATTATATATTGGGATGCATAGAACACAATATCAATATTAAAAATCTTCATACACATCGATTATTTACGGATGATGAACTTGATGAAATATGTGATAAAATGAAATATTTTACTACACGACCTATATATCATTCACACATAGATATTAAAAATGCAATTGCTAAACAGAAAGGAACTTATGTTTATAAAGATTATTTAGAATTATCATTTGAAGCAGAAAAAGATTATAGCAATTTAAAAGAATATGAAAAAAATAGTATTATTGGTAATTATAAAATATATATTAATCTTAATTTTGGAGGTGTAATATTAAGAGTAATTAATACATATGACAAGGCTACGTCTCCTCTACTAAATAAAAATAACTCTTTTGTTCTAAGTTTACCTATCTTTGTTGGTCAAAAAGATGTATATGTAATAAAATTTATTATACTAACAATGCAAAATTCATTAAGAAGAGGAAAATATATTAAAAAAGGTTTTTTTCCATACAACGATCGTAGGACTGGAAACCTCTGGGATAAAATTGTGCATTTACCACCTTTTAATTATAAATTAGATGATAATGCAATTAATGTATATATACATTTTAAAAAATACATAGAAGATGAAAAACATTTAGAATATAGTCAATTGTGAATATACCATATAAAAATAAACCTTATTTATATAGTAAGTAATATCTACTGCAATCCAACTAATGACCTTCTATAAAATCCTTATCATAACCTTTATTACCTTATCAGTCAGTTATGATGTTTTAGCATTTACAAATACGATTAAAGCGATAAAACCATTGCATATTAGTAATTCCAATAAGGACGCAGAATTAGTAAAAATAAATCGCCGAGATATATATGGGATATTGAGTATCATACCTTCGCAATTCTTTCTATCTAAACGTGCTAATGCAATTAGTCCTAAAAAAGAGAAAACAATTGATGAATTGAGGGCTGACGCAATGAATATCATTGATATCATTGAAGTCCAAAAAAAAACTATTACGCTACCTTCATTGAATACCGACAAGGGCGATAGTGTTGAAGCGGATATAAAGACCTCAGATACTACCTTCAATGTTAATATGGAAACAAAAATAAAGATTGACGGGGTGCTAGGTAATATTATGAGTAATTTTAAGGAGAATGGCAATAATGATCCTGTAAAATCTGTTAGCAATCTGCAAAGATATTGCTCGGCTACTAATATAATCAAGAATAAAAATACAAGGGGATTAACTGCATCTTTTCAAGATGGTAAATATGCGCTATTGCTAGGTAAGTTTACTAGTTATGAAATTACCGAATATCAAAAGAATATAGATAATGATAGTGATGATAAAAACAATGTATATTATGATGTTGATATGAAGGTAAACGCCCCTTATAAAACGATGCTTCAAAACAGCATTCAATTTACTGATATGTATTATCCTAAAAATAGAGATTACAATAATATCTGCTATGTAATATATCGATGGTCGCTTAAAAAATATGAAGATAGCAATTTATATTTAGAAGGCTGCTATCTTGTCCCGCCGCCGCCCAAAGTGTAATAGATGTGGTAATTTAATTTATTTTTTCATATTATTTTAGGATATATTTAACCTAAAAATACGTAAAATTTATATTAGTGGTTTATTATGAACTTAAGATTGATAAGATGCTCCGTAGTTTTATTAGGAATAAATCGCGCAAAATCAAAAATAAGTATGCTGAATATACAACCGCTTATTGCATCAAAGTTGCTCTAAGCGAATGGAAAAAAACTAACTAATTTGCTATGTATATCTATATGTATATGTATATCTATAGTTATAATTATAATGGTTTTAGTTCAATTTAGGTTGTATTACAGGTTCTAGGTTCTTCAGAGGTATATCTACAGGTTTCCTTTCATCATCAAAGTTTTTCCCTCGCTCATTCTCTAGAAGTGTGAAAGTAGCACCTTTATAACTGCCTAGTATCAATGATGTAGTATATTCCTTATTATTTCTCAAATATTTAATAATAATTTTATCATTTGGCTTAAAATTTTTAAGTATTATGTTTAGATTATCTGGATTATTTATAGGCATATTGTTAATAGCTATAATAATATCGCCTATGCTTATTACCTTCTTTGTTTTTTCATCTCTAGTAATACCTTGCAGACCTGCTGCATATGCTGGAGATTGCTTAGGAACATCTAAAATCAGAATTCCTTTAGCAATAATTGGGATACCACTTTTCTCTGACTCAACAATTGACGGGTTTCTTTCCATATATGAAATACCTAGAATGGCTTTTTGAACGTAGCCAGTATCAATAATGTCGCATATAGATTTTAAAGCGGATGATATGGGAATTGCAAAACCAATACCTGCTGATACTCCCATCCCAAGAGATGCTGTGTTAATACCTATGATTTCGCCATCGCTATTCAAAAGCGGTCCTCCGCTATTGCCTGGATTGATTGCAGCATCTGTTTGAATTATACCAAATATCTTTCTTCCCGTCGGTGCAGTTATTTCGCGGTTGATTGCAGAGATTATTCCCGTAGTAAATGTATGGTCTTGACCGAACGGATTACCTATAGCGAAAGCAAACTGCCCTATACGCGGTTTAACATCCTTATTATAGTTAATCACTTGCAGTTCGCTTTCAGGTGCATCTATTTTTAGAATAGCCAAATCAGTATCAGGATCGACCCCAGTTAATTTTGCAACATAAGTTTTTTTAACTCTATTTATATCAGTTATCGTAACTAATGCTTTGTCGACCTTGTTTATTACGTGAAAGTTAGTAATAATATGCCCTTTTTTATCCCAAATAAATCCAGTTCCTACGCCTTTTGGCAAATCCTCCTTATTCAGATTGTATTTATCTGCCATACTAGAGTATTCAGTGCTAATATAGCATACAGAAGATATTGATTTTTCAAAAATATTTGTCTGCTCCTCTTCAATATATTTTATGATATCTTTGGAACTTATTTTATTATCAATTACTGATTGCTCAGCATTTACCTTTTTACTATTTAGCGTATTCAAGGCTATGCTATAAAATATCATTTCACGCCTCTTAGTTATCAACGAATGCTTCAGGTTTGCCCCGTCCAGTTTCATATACATCGGCGTTTTATTAGGTATATAACAATACATAGATTGGATATATTGAATTATTACTAATCCATAAAGCAATGCGTTCTTGAGTTCTTTCATATGATATTTATATATTATATATAGTTTTATATATAATATATAGTTTTATATATTATATATAGTTTTATATATTATATGAAAAAATGATTTAATTCATATAATACTTACTACTACTAATATAACTAATGACAGATATTATAAAAATAAGTAGATTGGAACTATTAGAGAAATGTAAAAGCATCGGTATTAGAAATTGTTGTTCAAAAAATAAAAAGCAACTAATTGAACTAATTGAAACTAAAATGCAACTGCTCGAACACAATGCTCTTTTAGAGAATACGGAACAATCATATAATATCACACAATCAACCCCATTAAATGTGATTGACTTATTTTGCGGGTGCGGAGGTATGTCAAAAGGCTTAACTGATGCGGGACTAAATATAATAGCAGGTATAGATATTTGGGATAAGGCAGTAATAAGTTATAATAAGAATTTTGAACACAAAGCATACTGCGAAGACTTAACACAATTATCTCCTGAAAAGTTTAATGATTTATACAATAAGGATAATAAAACAATAGATGTTTTAGTTGGAGGACCACCTTGCCAAAGTTTTAGTATTGCGGGGAAACGAGATAAGGATGACCCGCGAAATGCCTTATTTATGGAATATGTAAAATATCTAGATTATTTTAATCCTAAAGCATTTATTATGGAAAATGTAATTGGAATGCTGTCAAAAAAAACTGCAAACGGCGAACAGGTAATTGATATTATAATGGAGCAACTAAATAAAAATTATAATTGTATAATAACAAAGTTATACGCCAGCGATTTTGAAGTTCCTCAGAATAGAAGGCGTGTAATAATTATAGGTGTTAGAAAAGATTTAGATATTTATCCAAAAGAGCCAGTTTCTACAATAAAATCCGTAGATGAGAGAATACCTGTTAAAGCTATATTGCTAAATAAAGAGGACATTGATGCAAAATATTATTTAAGCGAAAAAGCATTGGCTGGAATAGCAAATAAAAGAGCAGTGAGCAAAGGGAAGGGTTTTGGGTTTGGTGCCCAAATGCTAGACTTAGACAAACCATCATATACAATCCCTGCAAGATATTGGAAGGATGGCTATGACGCTTTAGTTAAATATAATGAAAAAGAAATTAGAAGATTGACAATTACAGAACTAAAAAGGATACAAAGTTTCCCTGATAATTACGTGATAGAAGGAACAAAAAAAGACATTATAATGCAAATAGGTAATGCGGTTGCTTGTAAGTTGGCTTATTATCTTGGTAAATATTTAATCAATACTCTTCGTTCTCTTCGTTCTCTTCGATAATCAAATTATTTTTTATTATTATTTTTCCATATATACAAAAAATGAATACATATAATATATATTTATATTATTAGAATTAATGAATAAAAACAAGGGATGTCCTGAGGGGAAAGTTATTAATCCTATATCAGGAAGATGCATAAATAAGGAGGCTCTAGATAAAATAAATAAAAAGAAGGAAAGAGATGACCAAAATAGGTTATTGCTTAATGACATATTGCCTAATAATAAGAAAATTATAGATAACCTTAAAATATTAGCAGACTATGAAAGAATAAATAATGAGCCATTCAAAGTGAAGGCTTATGAAAAAGTAATAGAAGCCATAGAATTGCTCGACAAAGATATAGAAACTTTAGAGGATATTAAAAGTATTAAAGGGGTTGGTAAAAAGATAGAGGACAAATTAATAGAGTTCCTGAATACAGGAAATATTACAGAGGCTGATAATGCTCTGAATGACCCTAGATATATTTTAGGGAACAAACTAAAAAGTATTTATGGAGTTGGTCCCGCAAAGATAAATGATTTAATGGCGAAAATTAAGGATTTTGACGAACTTAAAGAGCATCCTGAATTATTGAATGAGAAGCAAAAAATAGGCTTAAAATATTACGATGATATGAATTTAAGGATACCTATCACTGAAGGGAGAAAACATTTTAAAATAGTAGATAAAATATTGAAAAGTCTGGACAAGGACAAAGACATTGAATTTGAATTTGTAGGCAGTTATAGAAGAAAGAACAAGGATATGGGGGATATTGATATATTAATTAAAAATAAGCAGGGGTTAGTTTTAAAAGATATTATAAAACAACTAGAAGGGTCAGGCTATATAATTGAAAAATTAGCATTAGGTAATAATAAATTTATGGGATTATGCAAGTTGTCCCCTGAATTACCAGCACGTCGCATAGACATATTAATAGCGGATCCTTCGCATTATTATTTTGCTCTCCTTTATTTCACAGGCTCTTATAGTTTTAACATCTATATGCGCAAGATAGCTTTAAAAAAAGGCTTATCATTATCTGAATATGGGTTCAAAGATATTTCTAATTCTAAAATTATCATAGACACTTCTGATATTATCCATAGCGAAGAAGACATCTTTAAATATTTAGAGATGACTTACGTAGAACCTAGTAAAAGATGAATATGATATGATAAGGATATGACAAGGATAACTACGATACCATATAAGGTTTATTTAAATAATATAATTAAATATCCTAATAATTTTCTACCTATCCTGATGGCTACCATTACAATGTATTCATACAAAAGTGATACTAAAATTGTCCTATCGCACGTTTATGATTTGTTGGCAAAAGAGAACCAATATATAGATTGCGAATACCTTGAAATTGATAGAAAACATTATAGGGATTATAAAAAGGAGAACTCTGATTATATTTTTATTCATAGTTTTGTTCCTGAAAGTGGCAAATATGTTATTAAGGATAAGGACAATGATATTGAAATAGAAATTTGCGATTTCATTTTAAACGACAAGGTTCAAGTCTTCGGATTTAAAGAAGAATTCTTTCATATTAAAAAGGTAATTTTTAAAAGCGGCACAATGGGCAATATTACTTCTTTTATTGAAGATGCCATTAATAAAAAGTTTAAAGAGAAGAAGGAGAAGTTTGCCGAAGTTTCTGGTGATAAAATTATTAAAAAGAAGTGGACGGGGTATTGCTGGGCATATGATTCGTCTATTCCCAAAAGAAAATATGAAAACATCTTCTTGAAAGAAAACCATCTAGTTAAAATCAAGGAGCCTATTGCGAAATTTATAGCAAAGGAGACGTATAAAGCCTATAATAAGCACGGGATACCATATAAAATGAATATTATGCTTCACGGGGCACCTGGTGTCGGTAAAACATCGCTTATTCATAGTATTGCATCCGAATGCGGGGCTAATTTATGCGTTCTTAATATCAATGCTGAACTTAAGGAAGAAGCGATGATTGAGGCGATTTCGCAAGTTAATGAAGACGATAAGAGGTCTATCCTCGTGCTTGAAGATATCGATTGTATTTTTGTAGATAGGAAGGTAAATGATAGTATGAAAAATAATATTACTATGAATGGTATATTGAATTGCTTGGACGGATTTAATAATCCCGAAGGACTGATTGTTATTATGTCTACGAATTTCCCTGATAAATTAGATGACGCACTTATGCGGTCTGGGAGGATTGATTTAGATGTCGAATTGACTTACCTTGATAAATACCAAACACGTAATATGTTTTTATCATTCTTTAATAATGAAGAGCATTTTGAGCAGATGTGGGAAAATATCAAAAAGTATTCTATTGAACCCGCGACAATGATGCAGTTCCTATTCAATAACAGAGACACTGAAGATATTACTAGTAAGTTTGACGACCTTTATAAAATTATTGAGAAAAAGTTCTCATCAAATAAAAATGATATTTATATGTAGTTATTATCATTTTATTGATATATATATTATATATAATATATTATATATTATATTATTAAGATAAATTATAATGGGACAAAAAGCAAGTAAGCCCGTTGCTGAAGAAGTTGATAAGACTAAAGAACAAATAGATGCTGCTTATAATGTTTTAAAAAAAGCAGAGGAATTTCAATGTAGAGAGTATGAATATGATGCTGGTATTAACATAATTAATATGAAAATGCTTAATGTTTTTATGCTACTTTTTATATTATTTTGTATTGTAATATATATTTATTTGTTATTTAGGACTAGGAAAAAATATAAGTAAGTAAAACATATAAATACATATCTATATACATATATACATACAGATACAATTTAAGATGGACATTACCAATGGTAATGACAATGCTAATTCTAATAAAATAGTTATCAGTATTGATATACGGGAAACCAATGTATATAATGATATAATTGATAGAGACCTCGATAATTACAAGGATAATATCCAAATTATCTCTGCAAACTTATTGATAGGAGATATCCATATAACATATAACAATAGCCTAACGCACATATTTGAAAGAAAGACGTTAGCAGATTTACAAGCATCTATTTTAGATGGCAGGTATAAAGAGCAGAAAGCCCGACTATTATCAAATACCTCTCAAAAATACATAACTTATATTATTGAGGGCGACAACATACTATCTTCTAACTGCTTCTCAAAATATAAGTCAATGATACAAGGTGCCTATCTTCATACGATGTTTAGAGATAACATACGCATTCTATATACTAAAAATATTGTGGAGACTACTACATTAATCTTGTTAATATCTACAAAAATACTTGATAAACCTGATAAGTTCCTATATGAAGAATATACGGCTGATAAATGCTATACGGATTTTGTAAAACTGAAAAAGAAGAAAATAGATAACATAGATTTGAAGACGTGTTTTATAATGCAGTTATCTCAGATACCTATGATATCCAATGTAATCGCTAAAAATATTTATGCGAAATATAAGTCGATGGGAAACCTTGTTAAATCGCTTATGCCTTTTGAAAGTGCTGAGCAGAAAATCAAGGAACTTTGTAAATTAGATGGCGTTGGCAAAGAAAAGGCTGCTAGTATTGTAAAGTATCTTTTCACTGATACTGAAGAAGAAACAGAAAATTAATTTCTTTTTTTTATATATAAGATTAAAAAATAAATATTATTAAAAATAAATGAAGAATGAATGTATTGATAAAATAAATAATGAAGCAACTCTAGAGGATATTATTATAAAGTATGTGAAAGAGAAAGATGAATATGACGAAGAGCCATTCTATATTGTCGATTTAGACAAAGTCGAACAGCAGTATAATAAGTGGGTCGAATATTTACCTAATATACAACCATTTTTTGCAGTTAAGTCAAATCCCGACAATATAATAATTAATATGCTGGCAAGGTTTGGATGCAATTTTGATTGTGCTTCTAAGAATGAATTGAGGAATGCTTTAAGTATCGCGAATAACCCTGAAAGAATAATATTTGCGAACCCGTGCAAAGTGTCGTCGCATATAATATTCGCACGTGAAAATAAAATTAGCAGGATGACTTTCGATTGCTTAGAAGAATTAGAGAAAATACATACTATATATCCAGATGCCCAAATAATACTAAGAATATGCGTAGATGATACAAATAGCAAATGTAAATTTAATTCTAAATTTGGATGTCCTCTATGTAATATCCCAAGTATATTTGAGCGTGTAAAGAGTTTGCAAATGAATTTAGTGGGCTTTAGTTTTCACGTTGGAAGTGGTTGTAGCGACCCCCGTAGTTATTATAATGCTATTAAAGATTGCGCGGTAAGTTATAAGTTGTCAAAGGACTACGGGTTTAATATAAGTATAATAGATATTGGCGGGGGGTTTCCTGGTGTTGATAAAAATATCAGATTTGCTGATATATGCGATAATATAAATGAAGCGATTGCTGACTTTTTCGCATATGAAACGGCAAATGACACTATTAAATTCATTGCAGAACCCGGACGATATTTTACGGAAGCAACACATACGCTAGTAATCAACGTGATAGCTAAGAAAAAAGAAGATAATGTTATTAAATATTATTTGAATGATGGCGTATATGGGTCTTTCAATTGTATTAATTATGACCACCAAACGCCTGAATTAATCCCATTATTACCTTGCGATGCCAAAAAATACAATACAACATTCTTCGGACCCACTTGCGATAGCTTAGATTGCATATACAAAAACATACAATATCAAGAACTTAATATAGGTGATTGGCTATATGTTCGCAATTTTGGGTCATACACAATAGCACCAAGCACATCCTTCAATGGTTTTGAAGTAAATAATAAAAAATATATACATACAACACTAACTATTTAATATTATATTTTTTCTTACTAAATAATGATAAATTCGGGGTATTTCGCATCAACGTTTTTAAGTTCTTCCTGCGAAATTGTTTGTGGGTCTACAAGAACTAAGAAATATAATGTAGATTTATCTTTTGTATCTTTATAGCAGGGCCAAACTCTTCTAGGCGCAGGTTTTTTGTGCGCATCAACGTGCTTAAGACCAGCAGTTGTATCTACCGCTTTAATAGCATCACATAATTTTAAGACATTCTGATTTGTAGTTATAGTAGCAATAATAAATCCTTCCTTATTTTTAGAAAATGTGTGATTATAAGGATGTTTATACAATTCTAATAAAACACATCGCATAGTTTCCTCTGATTTATAAATCCTATATAATTTTTCATCAGTTTTATCTTCAACAACTGGTAAATCTACAGGTTCTAAATTAGGAATATTCTTTGCAGTAAGCATAGTTGTTTTTGCGTTTATTTTCCCCTTTTTCTTCGTGAAGCCAGCTGACTGGTAATCATTTACGCCATATGGGTCATTGTATGTTTTTTCATATTCTTCTATTGCTTTTATTGAAGTCCTATGAGGACCCGTTTTATGCCCGTCTTCAATAACATCGCGCCAATATCCAGACATACGTCCTGTAAGACCTTGTATTTGGACGTTATTATCTATGGTCTTTGTAAAAAGTTCGTGTGTCGCACCAATGCGAAGTTTCCAGCGATTAGGGATAAGGTTAGCCCTGCGAAAGAGCCCCTTAATACCGATGACAATATGCTGCTTTAGAGGTTCCTTAAAGAAACTACTTATTTCTTCTGGCGAAAGACGATCTTTGGATGTGTGGTTTTTGAATAAAACCCCTTTGCGAATACACGCATCCTGAACCATATCAGCATTACCTTTGCCCTTATTGCCTTTTACACGAACAATATGAACTCTGTAATCTTCGCCGTAATTCTCAATAATATCTTCACTAACCCATTTATCAGCACCTTCCTTCTTACTAAGGTCATAGTATTCCTTGACAATACCCATATCCAAGAAATCCTTGTGTCCTATGTAAGAAGAGGGAATAGTCATCTTGTAGAGTTCGTGAAGGTCGCCCCACCTATATAGGTCATAAAGTTCCTTAATCATCGTTGCGCTGATGAATACAAAACGATTGTTATTCTCCTTCATATGCTTTGCATCCAATATACCAGCGTCCTTGAGAATAGTATGAAGAACTTGTTTTTCGCCATCTCCAGTGTCAATCTCATCAATAATAATGAGGCTGTCCCTAATATTGCTATGAAGACCTGCATTTTTAAGTTGTCCGTGATGTTTGATTTTATCCTTAAAACAGCCTGGTGCTTTGCAAATCATATCTTTCTCCCAACCAGCATTACTCATACCAGTAAGAATTCTAACATTCTTTGGATTTACTACAAACTCATCGTCATTATGAGTTGTTAGAAGTTTTGCAATCTCAATCATAAGACCATCTGCACCAACCTTTGTCTTCTTTTGAATGCTGATAACACGGCAATTTTTGCTATAGAACATATTTACGATATTGTATGCATCTTCCATTTGATTGGGGTAGATGTATTCAGATGTTGCAGTATCATCTCCCTCTTTGAATAATCTGTAATTTGTTGCTATTGCTGACTTGTATGACTGCAACACATCTTCACGTCTTGCTGATATTACTTCACTATCTTCAATCTGGCGAGACATACTAATATAGATGTCTTATAGATTTCAGGTATATGTTCAGGTCTTGTTCACAGGTATTTGATATCTTCAATATCAGGCGGTATATTCAAGGTTCTTAGTAATAATAAAAAAATAACTTATCAATTTTTAATATATTTTTGATATTTTATAACATATTTATTCTACACAATATATACACATATATCACAACTCATACACCTAAATCAATTTAGTAATTTCCTCTATCATATCTTCTAATTTTGGCTCTACAAGTTCGCTATAATTTATTTTAAGTGTTGCATCTCCATAATTTTGAGGTTGTAATCCATTAACTTTAACAGGATATGCCCAATGCGATGTTGTTCTTTTATCTGCAAAATATTTCTGTCTTTTTTCAAGCATCTTCTTTGATAAATTACTTCGAGGTAGAAAACTTACATATTGAACTATTCGCTCTTCATTACTATTAATACCATTGTTATTACCATATTGATTTTGGTGAAATGTTCTGGAATCCCATAATACCAAAGAACCTGCTTTAATATTTAGGACTTTTCTTTTATCACTAATCTTATCTAGATATTGCTGCTCTATAAGAAGCCAATCTTTTGTTGATGTTAAATTATATTCTTTTGCATATTCTTCGTGTAGTTTATGGCTACCTTCATATACTACAAGAGTTCTATCAGAATTTGACGTTAAAGCCACAAATCCCTGAATACATTTTACACCTTTTTTTGTAGGTGCTTGATCTGTATGCGTCCAAGTCGTATCTTTCTTTTTACAATTTGCAGGTATATAGCAACACCCATCATAACTAACAACTACGTCTTCCGTATCCCAAATATTTTTGAAAACATTACTTACATTTGGACGTGTTCTAATATACCACGCGTGCCTTTGATGCCCAACTTCGTGAAACTTAATAATCCCGTGAGGACTTATTTTGCTATGCACCCCCTCTATTTGCGGATGCGAAGCAAACCATTCCCTAAAATATTCAATTGACGTTGCTACTTCTTCAGCCGTCAAAATATTCTCTATAACACAATAACCTTTCTCAGCTAGTTCCGCTTGCACTTCTTGCGCTGCTTGCATAGCAGAAGACATTTGTATAATTGTCTGTGGTATAGTTATTAAAAGCGTTGCATCAATTTTTATCAATTATCATAAAAAATATTACAAATTTATATTGGTTCCCTTTATCTTTTCAGTTTGTATAATATAAAAAAATTGATAATCTATATAAATATATTTATATAGATATATAAAATGGATTATTTTACAAAAACGCGTGAAGAATTAATAACGATTTGTAAGGAAAATAATATTAAGGGATATAGTAGTAAAAAGAAAGATGATATCATTAAATTGTTATCAACAATTTCAGATGATACAGAAGATACAGAAGAGAAAGAAGATAATCACACAAGAACAAACCATAAATTTACATTTATAGATTTATTTTGCGGAATAGGCGGGTTTCATCAAGCATTAAAAAATATAGATGGTGAATGTGTATTTGCTTGCGATATTGATGATAATTGTAGAATAATTTATGAGAAAAATTATGGAATTAAACCAAAGAGCGATATTACAAAAATTAAAATAGATGAGATACCATATTTTGATGTATTGTGTGGAGGATTTCCTTGCCAACCTTTTAGTAAGGCTGGATTTCAAAAGGGCTTTGACGATGATAGAGGTAATCTATTCTTTAATGTATGCAATATAATAAAAACACATATGCCGAAATATTTATTATTAGAAAATGTTAGAAATTTAGCGACGCATGACGAAGGTAATACGTGGAAAGTAATATATGAAAGCATTGATACGCTTGGATATTATACTTACGAGATGCCTGTAATCTTGAATACATTACATTTTAATATTCCTCAAAATCGCGAGCGTGTTATCATAATGTGTAAAAGGAAGGACTTAGGAGAATTACAAACATTACCAATCATTCCAAAAAATCCCAAACATAATTTAACAAGATATATTAAAGATTTCTTGTGTGATAAGAAAGATACTGAAAAATATTTAATAAATGGAAAAATGAAAGATATCGAAATTATATGGGATATATTTATTAAATTATTGATTGAAAATAAAATAGATATTCCAAAATTTCCAATATGGACTGATTGGTGGGATAATATATATGAAGATGATGATACATTTTATATCAAATATAAGTCGTGGATAGATAAAAATCGCGACTTCTATAATAATAATAAGGCAATCTTAGAAGATTGGTTAATTACTTCAAGAACAAATAAAAATTGGTTTGGTTCAGTAAGAAAATTTGAGTGGCAAGCAGGTAATTTATTAGATAATGATAGTATGAATAATGTTTTATGGAGTGCAAGAGGTTCGGGTATTCGAGTAAAGAGATGTGATTATATACCAACTTTAGTTGCGATGGCTATGATACCCGTGTATGGACCAGAAAGTCGTAAATTGTCGCCTAGAGAATTATTAAGATTACAATCATTTCCCGATACATTCCAATACAATGAGAAAAATATATATAAACAGGTAGGGAATTCAGTTAATGTAAGAATGATAGAACGTTGTGCAAGATTTTTAATAGATAATGAAGAGTTATTATGAAAACGCATTCAATATATTAAATTTTAGATCTTTGTTTGGAGTTGGCAAATCTATACATAATTTTTGAGAAATACTGCGTTTTAGCATTATATATACAAACTGATGGTCTATAAGGGTGTTTGTTTTATTATTACAAGATAATTCAATGAAATATTTACAAAATTGCTTATCAATTAAATATATACCTGATGGGATTTCATCATTATATGAAATTTTTTTATTTGATTTAGTTTTGACCAAGTTTTTAACCCACCATACCCCTGTTTTTAGATTTATAATTAAGATGTTGCTACTAAAATGCTCTCTCGTTGTTTTTGTTTCATTTTTAGACCAGTCCAAAGCAATTGAAGATTTGCCGTTAATCTTTTTTTGCGATAGAGGAACTCCGCATATTTTCATATCACTTTCTCCATCGTGATAATCGCTATATAAGGATAATTTTGTTTCAAATAACTTGCATAAAAGCATATCAATTAGTGTTCCGCCAGATAACCCAGCACCATCACCTTTGCAATGTTTTGTGATTGAATGGCATTTATTAGATAAATCCTGCAAATCTTCCTTACTTAAAGAGTTGCTTAAATAATTATGTATTATTCTTAGTTCTTTTGTATTTGTTCTTCTTCTCCACCATTTTTGCAATAATATAGCAGAGCTTTGTTGCAGTAGCATCTTTATTTTATTTTCAACTAATTTTCCAATTTCTTTGTCTCCCGTGTTAATGCTCATCGTTTCTTAGTTTTTATTAGAAAACTAACACTATCAATTATTATTATAAATTATAAAAAATAGTATATATTTAGATATCTAATTTACCTTGCGTTTTCCTTGTCTTTTTTCCACCTGCAAGAGTTCCTGTAGTAATTTTAGGAGACCCTCTAGAAGACCCCTTCTTATATTTACTAATTAATTCGTCTATATATTCTTCGGCTTCAAGGTTTAAACTATAATCTAACCCATATGGCATTGCAGAAATCAAGCATTCATAAGCACTATGGTCAGGGCACATAGTGCACCACGCTATTCCTACAAGTGTGCTTAATTCTAAGTCATACCTTTTGAATAATAAACACGTTTGTATTATCATATCTATAGAACCAGCGGGACCGCTAATTAAATTATTATTGTATTTTTCAGCAATTGGCACTAGAAAATGTTTTTTATTAATTACCCAACTCATTTGCCCCGTCACCCATTGAACGTGTGTATCACTATCTCTTATTTGCATAAACTCCTTTTCACGTGTGCTTAATTCAGGTTTAATATCACTTATTAATACTTTGTATTTTTCTTGTTCATCTTGAGGACGACTTCTTCTCAAGTTTCCAGCACAACCAAAAGGAAACCCTACAACACGAGATAATAGAAGGACACCTGTTTCAGGAGCAATAACAACATTACATAAGGCACACGCATCTTTAGTGGTAGTAGGTTTTATAATATCAAACAACACGGCATCATCTTTAGTTCCTATTAATCTTTTTAATTTATTCTTAATAACTCTCAATCTATCGTGATTGATATAAGGGAACCTTGTTTTTGCATCCTTCATACATATTAAATTAATGATAATATAACAATTATTTATAAACATAGCAATCGCAGTTGTTTTTTCCCTAATATTCCCGTTGTTGATTACATCAATAACATCCTTTTTGCTTACCTGCCCTGCTTCTTTTATATTATTACGATGCAACATTTCTGCGATTTTTTCATCATCATTCCCTAAATCACTTAACAATCTATAAATATCACCAAGTATTAATGAAGCATAATTATGCATTTCTTGAATTTCATAAATCTTTTCGTAAATCCTTCTTTCCTTCCCCGTTTCCTTTTCCATCTATATAATATATATCTAATAAAAATAAAAAAATGATTATCAGTTATATTATATAAATCACATACAGATGTCTATATCAAGTTTGATATCTAACGAGGAAAAAATATCAAGAGTTGGTAAGAAATGGGTAGATGAAGAAGATGCTATATTGATTGAAGAAATTACTAATAGAATACCATTAGAAGATATAGCATTAGAACATAAAAGAACTATTGTAGGTATTAAATCACGCATTATATCTAAAATTATGTATCCTAAATACAAGAATGACAATGTTAGTATGGATGATTTATCAATTGAATATAATATTGAAAAAAGTTTGGTAGAAAAATATATAAATAAACTCGAGGAGAAGGAAAAAAGTCCAAAGAAAGAAATAAACAAGGTAAATAATGTTGGTGATAATAAACTAGAAGTTAATGATAAAAGTCTAATGATAATGCATGGAAAAAAATGGGATAAAGAACAAGATATACAATTACTCGATTTATATTCTGAAGGATATGATATTGATATGATAGCTAATAAATGTAATCGAACAAAATCATCAATAAAACTTAGGTTATCGCATTTATGTTTTAATTATTTCAAAGATGATATGATTAAAATTAAGGATGATGTTATTTGCAAATATCATAATATATCTTAAAAATAAAAAATATATATACGCACACACTCTCCCCACTAGTTTAAGTATCCCTTGCTACTATCACATAAATATGAACTTGCTATTGAGAATTATTATTTCATAGTATTTACGGATATTACCAATATCTTTAAGTCTCCCTGTGTCTTGGGTATTCATTATTTTACCCATTATATTATCAATATTATCTTCAGTATATATCTGCCTCTTTTTAACAAAATCATTGTATAGGTGATGCGCTCTATTATATTCGTCTTTTAGATTTTTATAATTTAATGTTATGTAATATATATTATTGGGGTTATAAGCAATTATCTTTTTTATTAATGATATTATTTCGTTATCCTTATCCCTACAATCCTCATTAGTCTCTTCCCATATCTTTCTATTTTTATCATTCTTAATAAAGGCATTTGATACAATCTTATTTGTCTTGATTTTCTTAGTAATCTTAATGGTCGCTTCCAAATTTAGAGGCAGTGTATCATCTATAATATTGTTATCATCTACCTTGCTAGATACCGAAGCAGCAGCCGCCGCTTTCGCGACTTTAGGAGTATCCTTAGGAGTATCCTTGATTGCCTTTTTGCTACTTTTCCTGACTTTTGCTACCTTAGGTTCTGTTAGCATAGTAATGAACCTGTCGAATAACAGCTCTTTTACCATCATTAGTTTAAGGTTATTTATTCTATTCTTTCTTCGTATTTCATTCTGATACATTGGTTTCTCTAACAATGCCTTTTCTACATCATCCCAATATTCTTCGCATTTATCATAGCCTGGCAGTTGGTCTAAACATAAAGCATAAAGTTGCAATACAGGTTTCATAATTTGATTAGTAATATAATGTAAATAATCTGGTATCAAACTATTCTGCACAATATAATCAGGATGTTCTATGCGGTCTCCTTGCAATGATGTAGTTTTCGCTCCAGCAGTTTTAATATATACAAAGGGAATACGCTCATTCACAACAGGGCGATTACCCGGATCCCTTGCACCTATTCTATCCGCCAACACCTTATGAGCAATTTTTGACGGGTCTTTGTAGGTCGCCCGTAAACTTTTGGTTATCACGAGTTCTTTGATAGACGTTTTGCCATCTACAAGATTACTTAGTTCATCTTGTAAAAATTCGATAGAGCCGTCCAAATCTTGCTTCTCCAATATGATATTTATTACACCACCATATATCTTCTTGACTATCTGAGCATTGTCTCGGCGTTTCAATACAATACCCATAGACTTCTGCTTATATTTTGTGGTATCATTTTCATACAAATTGCCTACATATCGCTTCTTGCTAAATAGAATAAACGGATATAGACATTTTTCATAATTTAATTTTTGCGGACTAGGCATAATATCAGGAACATTTATATGTTTCTCAACGTCCTTTCCGATATCAATGGCAAACTGCAAAGCATCCTTACCGAATACCTCGTTCCCCTCTTTATCCGTCAAAGGGAACTTGCAAAATATCGAGTCTGTGTCCCCGTATATAACCTCAGCACCATAGTTTCTCTCAACATAATCTTTTGCAAGCATAATCATATTTCTTCCTGTTGCAGTGGTGCACGCAGCAATCTCCTTCAAATAGATAGAAGATGTTCTCGCGCCTATCTGTCCATATAGCGAATTTGCAGTAACCTTATAAGCTACTTGCAGAGCATCCAATACGTCCTGTTCGAATATATTATAGGTATCTTTAATATCCCTAATATTATCTTTGGATACTATTATGTTGCTTTTTGCATCTATATTATATACTTCGTATTGTTTGCCTTTATCCACGCACATACCCGAATATACTTTTCCATCAATTGCGGTAATCGTTTTGTATTCTATCTTTTTCCGCGTATTCTTTCGCTGCTTTAGCAACATATCTAAGACATCTGCGATAATACCTTTGCGCCCGTCTTTGTATTGGACAAATACGCAATCCTTCTCTCCAGTCTTCTTTTTCTTATCCCCGACACCTTCATATAAATCATAGGATATTGTTTTGTATTCTATGTTAGGGTCTTCGACGCGATATTTTTCATCCATCAAGTAGCAATCGTGAGAAAGATTGCACGAAATCATCGATGAAGGATATAGAGAGCCGTAATCAAATACTACAATCGGTTCGTTCAAATATATCCCTTCCTTCGGCTCTAATACAACTGCGCCTTCGTATCCATTGTCCAGTTCCTCCATATTTTCGCGATATGATTTAATCGTTGGTATAAGATATTCCCTGTCCATACATTCTTTGGCAATTAAAGAGAATATCTTAATACCTTGACCTCTGCGAAATAGGAAATTGAGAGGAACGAGGCATACGTTGCCCATACCAATATTATTTTCAAGTATTTTTAGTTTATGTATCAGCCGATTAACAAGACAACAATCTTGAATACAATATTTGGCAATAACACATCTATCCTCGCTATTCCCTTTGAATTTATCGAATATCTCTTGAGGTTTCAAGTCATTCTTATTGTCGCCTAGAAATATTGATGCGACATTGTCTAACTTATAGCTATCTAGTTTTTGGTCTCTTTGCATAACTTTGAGCAAATCTATCAATACCGACCCATCTATGTCAATATATCTTAATATATTATCACCTAGAGCCGACGAAGATAGCTTTAATTCTACGAGGGATGACTTGCGTGTTATAAGTCTCCCAAAGCCCACTGAAAATTCTTCGAGAATATTTAACTCGGTTGCTCTCTGCCAAATATATTCCATATCAAACCCAAAGATATTATAGCCAGTTATAATATCCGAATTAAGGTTGTTCATAAGTTCCTTCCATTTAATGAGGACTTCCTTTTCAGTATCATAATACTCCACATCGCATCCGTCAATCTTATCGCAACTATTTAAGGTTATTATGTTTTTATAAACGATATTATCAGACCCATAGATATGGCAAGTCGTCCCTATCTGAATTATCTTGTCCCCCTCAAGAGGCACCAAGTTATTCGTCAAAATATCTGTTAGTTTCAATTCCTGAGCATTTAACTCGCGAATAGTCATTTTATTTCCCTTAATGTCTTCGTCGTCTTCGCCGTCATTGCCATCGTCGCCGTCATCGCCGTCTTCGGCATCATCGCAGTCATCTCCGCTACCGCCGCTACCGCCGTCCTTTTTTCCAGTTGCTGAAGATTTCTTGATGGATGCAGCGATTACATTTAATATATCAATTATTTCAGGAATATGCGGCTCTATTCTTTGAGAAATTGATGATATGTAATTATGCGCCAACTTATTTTTAGCATATACTCGATTAATCTTTACGTCCTTCGAGCTATCTATAATGATATCTTCAAAATATATAGTTTGCAGCCAGCTTATAATAGTATCCGCATCATATTTATAACCTAACTTAGCGACTATTGCGAGGTCTTGAGCGACTTTACTATAATTTTTCTTGGCTACTGGGAAATCGCCGTGACTACTAGAACATTCTATATCAAAAGATGTTATCAGCAAGGGGGCTATCTTATTCACTTGGATAGGCATAATATTATTGTATTCTGTTATAATATTGTAATCACACCTGCTATTATCTTCATCCATATCATACGTCCCCTTGTCTATTCTAACCCAATCGCAAGGTTTGATATTTTGCGTGTGAATATATTTTAAGAAAGGGTCTATGTTGGTTTCATAAAGTTTGAAATCATTCTTCTCAAGACTTTTAAAGTAATACTTTAGATTATTATATAACTTAAGAGATTTCACAGATACCTTGAGAAAGCGAAATATCTTGTCATTCGTAAAACCCCAAAAGTCCTTCTTCTTAACCATCTTAATATTCACAAAATGGCTTTCGAGATTATTCGGTATGATTTTCTTGCTATATTCTTTCCATACGCCGTTGTTATTAAATCTCGTCTTATAATAATCGTTCAGCATTACCTCCTTTAGTTCGTCCAACTTAGCCTTGAAAGCAGTCTTACTCATAGCCTCCCAATTATCTGGTGGTTTGATATAAAAGTATGGAACAAACCCTTTTACATTAACGCAATATGTGGCACCTGATGCTGCCCTGCCATAGATTAGAAGCGAATAAAGGTCTGTAGCGTCTCTCTGCAAATTAACTTTATCTGATTCGGGGTCATAGATATCCGTTATTTGAAACTCGACGACATCAGTATCTTTATCTATTGGTTCATATATTTTTTTGAGTAATTCCATTATACAGAGTATATTGCTTTAAATATTTAAATACAAATCATTTTTTAATTTATTATAATAAAATAAAATAGAATATTATGAATATAAGTGCGGAAGGGTTGGTTATATTATTCATAACTATTTTAGGTATATATTATGTATATAATTTTTACATAAATGCTGGGTTGATAAAGGTGAAAAGTAATATAGACAATGAAGAATACGTTGTGCAAATCAAAGAGGACGCAAAGGAAGCAGCAGATTTAATAGCGATTATTAAAGGCAAACTCAATACATTATTAGAACATTTAGAGAAATCCTATGGGAATAGTGATAAACGTGTCGCTATGCTTTTAAGCAATTATCGTCCTGAGAAAATCAGCGAAGGCGTTGATACACCTGGCTATACCAGTTATTCAATCAATAAAGGTGAGCAGATTGTATTGTGTCTCCGAAATAAAGATAAACTAATGGATATTAATACGATGATGTTTGTGGTGCTTCACGAGTTCGCGCATTTAGCGACGGAAAGCATAGGACATACTGAGGAATTTTGGACAAATTTCAAATGGATTTTAGAGGAATCGACTAATATCGGTATATATACTAGACAAGACTTTAAAAATAATAATGTGGATTACTGCGGTATCAAAATAACTTCGTCGCCTTTGTGAGTGAGTGGAATGCATAGTAATAGCAACTAAAATATATATAAGATATTAACAATTATTAAAATAATGTTAATATGTCAAATATAACTTGTGATACTAGTATATCCCTTGTGAATAGTTATAGCTATAATCATATAAATGACAATTATAACTACAACCATTTTGAGATATTCTTTGCGACCTTTGTAATGTTAATGCCTATCAGCAAGAAATATACGCAATATATTCAAAATGACCTAGTGCGCAGGAAAATAAATCAATATACAAATTGGAATATTTTGATGATTATTGCCAATAGCGCCTTATATAATATTTTCGATATAGATAATTATATTATATCGCGGTTTATCGCTATCAATTCAGTGCAGATTATGACGTTATTCCATCTATTTATGGTATATGATAGCAATGTCTTGTTTTGCGTGATGGATGCTACCCCGCTCTTATTAAAACACTCGATATTTAGCAGGATTTCAAACAACCTATTGGTTCGCTTCGAATACTTCGTCGCAAATATTGTTATCCATATATTACCTGTATATTACTATGGCAATTATTTAACACTAAAAAACAATGCCGCGAATGTTATATGCGACGATGAGGGATATAAGATACATATGTTTCATTATTTAATAATGTTCAAATTTATGTGGGTTCTAAATATATTTGGCGACTTTAACATAACTTCGATATATGTGCCGACTTTTAGCGGTTGCAATGTAAAGCTTATTAATCTCGTAGTTATCGTCGACTATATCACATACAAATTTGTCAATTATTTTTTATATAAGATTTGATATAATATATATATAAGATTTATTATAATTATACATATAAACATATATAATTACACTAATGATCCCTAAGATTATTCATCAAACGTGGAAGGATAAGAACCTTCCGCCAATTATATATAAGTTAGTAAGCGAGAATATCAGTTTCTTGAAAGCGAATGGATATGAATTGATGTTCTGGACGGATGATATGATATTGAAATTAATATCTGAAGAATATCCGAACTTCTATAATATTTATAAATTAGCCCGAACAGGGGTGCAGAAGGGTGATATTGCGCGCATTCTCTTAGTATATCATTATGGCGGAATATACATCGATTTGGACGTTCTTATCCTAAGAGATTTCAATGAAATACTAGATATGACTTCGAATAAATTATATATTACCTACGAACCATCGGGGCAAACGAATGCATTATATAATAGCGATAAATATATTTGCAATGCTTTCTTTGCGGCGAATAAACATAATAATATGCTGCGACTTGTATTAAACAATATCCCAGAGTATGTTAAGAATTATACGGAGAACATATTCCAGAAGTTTGATATATTCGGTGGCTCCTATTTTAAGGCGATTATAGAAGACCCGAAGAATAGCCAGTTTAAGGACGACGTATATGTTATTGACGACAGGGAACTATTTTATCCTATTAATGACCTCAAGTTCGACAATATGCCTTTCACAATAGGCGATTGGACGATGCTTAAAAAAGGCGAGTATGGCAAAGATACTATAATGGTTCATTATTGGATACACGGCGACTTCGAGTCAAAGGCGCTATTAACCACATTCTATCCTGAGAATAACAAAACGATACACTATAATATGTATAGTTTTTTCTCTAAATTATATCCTAGTATCGCAAAAAAAATTGATAGTATTAATATAGAGTAGATAGAATAACTCGAATGTATTTATTAAGGGCACTTATAATACTAGTAAATATGAGTTATATCAGAGGATTTTCTTATACGAACATAATTAAAAAAACGATACTTCACGATATGAAGATGCCTTCTATATATTTGGAGAATAGTTTCTTTGGCGATAACGACGCAAAGTTTAAGAATAAGTTTTTTTCGGCAGAGCACATATTCCCGCAATGCCTTCTAAATAATAAACACAGGAATGATATGCATAATATTGTTAGGACTATTAATACGCTAAACGTCAATAGGTCAAATTATATGTTTGTCGAAGATATTAATTGCAAAGATAAAAACTGGGTAGAGCTAGATTTTGATAACCACGTAAATCATAAATACAAGGTATTCGCTCCTAATCATTATTCGCGCGGTTTCATATCGAGGGCGATACTATATATGTGCTGGGAGTATGACTATAATCACAAGAAGGTCATCGACAGAGACTTGCTTATCAAATGGTATTTTGAAAATCCGCCATCAAAAGAGGAAAGATACCACAATGAGATTATACACAGGATACAGCGAAAGCATAATATATTTATAACAAATTATTGCAAGAAGAATAATGTCATCATTAAGTTTATTAATAAGTTATAATTATAGTATAGTTATAGTATAGTTATAGTAAATATGAAAAATTGATTAGTATATTTAATTGATTGTAATGAATACATACGTATACCTATGGAGTTGCTAAATAATAAGCAGCGATTAGCAGCGGAGCAAACAATGAATGGGGAAAATATATTAATTACGGGACCCGCAGGAACTGGCAAGTCATATACTATAAAATTTATTATTGATTTATTGAATAGCGACAATAAAAAGGTAGGGCTAACTGCGACAACAGGGACTGCAGCATTTATTATAGGCGGGCAAACAATACATTCTTTTATGGGATTTGGAATAGGCACTGAAAGACTGGCGGATATTTTTATTAACATTAAGAAACATCCTAGCATATACAAGCGGCTCGTCGAATTAGATGTGTTAATTATCGACGAAGTATCTATGTTAGATTGTGCATTATTTGAGAAAATATCTGATATACTTTGCTATATTAAATCATATAGCACGAAAGACACTGGATTACTTAATAAACCATTTGGGGGTGTTCAAATTATTTTGATTGGGGACTTTTGTCAGCTAGCGCCTGTTAATGGTTTCTATTGTTTCCTATCTAAACTATGGGAGGCTGCTAATATAAAGGTAGTTTTACTTGATGAACTCGTAAGACAGACTGATGACTTATTGTTTCAACAAATATTGCAAATTATTAGAAAAGGCAAATGCACGGATAATATTTTAAAAGTTTTGAATGTTCTTAAGGATACGCAATTTGATGATGAAATAATCCCTACAAAGTTATATCCTAAAAATATTAATGTGGATAAAATAAATGATATTGAAATCTCTAAATTGAAGGAGGCGGGTAATAAGACGCAGATATATAATGCAGAGGCTACGAAGGATAACATAAAGAATATTAGCAAATACAATGTAGAACTTGTAGAGAACTCCCAAGTAATCGTGACGCGAAATATCGATATATCTGCAGGTATTGTTAATGGAATGCGCGGTGTTGTAAAGAAGTTATTTAGTGATTTTGTAATAATCAAAGATGTTGATGGCAATCTGCATAATATCTTGTATTACAAGGATGTTGTTGACAATACCGATAGGGCGGATAAGACCGCTAAATCTCATATTTCTCATATGCCGTTAAAAGTGTCGTATGCGCTATCTATACATAAATCGCAAGGTATGACCATTGATGCTCTAGAGATTGACTTGGGTGAAAATATCTTTACTTGCGGACAAGCATATACTGCGCTTTCGCGAGCAAAAAGCCTGAAAAACATCAAGGTCATTGACGTTTCAAAGCAATCCTTTAAGATTAATCCGTTTGTTAAAGCGTTTTATTCTAAGATTACAAAATAATATGAGGGGGTTATATAGATAGAGAATGGGTGATTATAAATACACGAAGACTTGGTTTACGCATTGCGAATTAAAATATAATTTAATAAATTTTTTGGATAAATCTAAGGAAAATAGGATATTAGAGATTGGCTGCTATGAAGGATTGTCTAGTGTTTTTTTCGCTGATAATTTTATCGACAATCCTAAATCGTCTTTAACGTGCGTCGACCCTTTTTTACATATCGATAATAATGACCATAGAAGCCTTTTACAAAATGATGAAGAATTAAATTTTGATTATAATATTTCAAAATGTAAAAATACTGATAGGATTACAATACACAAGACAACGTCTGACGTATTTTTTGAAAATAATGAGGATGGTGATACGTATAACCTAATATATATAGATGGTTGCCACGAACCTGATTATATACAAAGAGATATGGAAAATTCCTTTAGATTTTTAGATAAGGATGGTATAATGTGGATGGATGATTACGGCGGTGGTAATAATGGCATTATAAAGAAGACGATGGATGACTTCCTAGTAAAGTATGAAGGACAATATGAACTAATCCATACAGGTTATCAACTAGCCATAAAGAAACTGCAGTAATGCCAATGAGATAAATAATATATTACAAATGAATAAGATAAATAAATCAATGAAAATTAATAGAGTAGGAAACTATAATACTGGTTTCAAATATTATAAAAATAAAATAGAGATTACTAATGAAGACGATATAGAAAAGATAAGATTGTTAAAAATACCACCAGCGTATGAAAATGTTATTATTATTAATAATAAAAAAATCATTGCATATGGGTATGATTCTAAAAATCGTAAGCAGGTATTATATAATCCCGCTTTTATCGCTAAACAAAATGCCAAGAAATACAATAAAATAGCGGCATCCGTTAATATATTTACCAAGTTAAAGAAGAAGATAGCGGCGGATTTGAATAGCGGTGATGAAAAAATCAAAGCAATCGCTATTATAATAACCTTAATATTAACGTGCGGTTTTAGAATAGGCAATAAAAAATACGAGAAGGAGAACAATTCGGTCGGTCTTACTACATTAAAATACAAGCATTTGAAGTTTGAAAACAATAAATGCTTAATAGATTTTATAGGTAAGAAAGGTGTCCGCAACACGGCTTTTTGCGATAATAACAAAATATATGAGTATCTCTATAATAAATATAAGAAGTCCGCTGCCGAAGATTATGTATTTACTTATGGTGATGTTAAAATAGTATCTTCAAGTGATGTTAATGAATATCTAAAGATTAATAGTAAATTGTATTCAAAAGGAGATGATATTATAATAACCACGAAGGATTTGCGAACGTGGAACGCGAATACCTTGTTTATTCAATATTATAATAAATTGAGAAAGCGCAGAGGTGCGCGGGAAGGGGAAGGAGGGGACGTTAAGAGGGACAAGGAGAATAAAAAAGATATTAAGAAGGCTATTGAGTTAGTCGCTGAAAAACTGCACAATACCTATAGCATTTGCAAGAAAAGTTATATAGACCCTGAAATAATCGCAAATGCCGAAAAGCAAATAAAATAAAAATTGATTTCTTTTTATATATTAATATAAGATTTATATAATATAGAATATTAGATAAATATGGATATCAGCATCGTTATTAGCAATTTAAAAGATATGCTCAAAAGTCGCGGAGATGATATAACATTATTTGAAGAACACGAGGCATCTATAGAGAAAGATAAGTATGAAAGCGATGCTTGTTGCATTGAATTTGAAACATCAAATACTACGCTCATCTTTGCGCTAACTAAGAAGACCCGTAAAAATATCATAGATGAACTCAAGGATGACGATACAAATGTAGCAAACTTCATTAAAAAACACAAGGGGAAACAGAATATAATATTGATATTCAATAATGACACAGTGTCGCTGCCGCTAATATCGCAATTGAATAAGTATGATAAATTATTTCAAAAAAACGGCGGGATGCTTCAATATTTCCAAGTTAAGCAGCTTATGTTTAACCCGACAAAACACGAATATGTCCCTGAGCATATCAAATTGAAAGAAGAGGAGATTGCCGAGTTTATGAAAAAGTATATGATACGCAGTAAATTGGATATGTCTAGAATATACCCAATAGACCCTATCGCTAAATGGCTAGGGCTGAAACACGGAGATATTGTAAAAATAATTCGATACAATGAAAATAGCGGCGTGTCTTTTTACTATAGATCTTGCTTCTAAAATAAAATATATATAGTAATAGAGAGTATAATTGAATGAGTACTACATTAACAAATGCTAGTTATATAAATACATTTGATGAAAAATTAAAGTCTTATAATAATATTTTTTTTAAAACATTGCAGGATGGTGGTTTATTAAATGAAACGACTGATATTAAAAATGATGCGAATGCTTTGAATATCGGTGATACTAATAGCTATAGCACTGACCAATTCAACAACTTTATAAGGAATATAATCAATTTCAAAATTAAAAATTATACTGATTTGAGTGCAACAGGAACTAATTTAGAATTTGTTAATAGGTCTGTAAATGGCTCTACTGCTACTTATACTTTTAACAATGATGTAAGAGATAATATTATTGATACATTAAAGATATTGAATGTTTTTGTGGATATATTAGATGCATATAAATATTGCATAGATAATACAGGAAAAGAAGGAGCTACATTTGATACTTGTTATTATGATGATATAAATATAGAAAGAATTGAAGTTGTATCATCTACAACAAGAATATATGCTAGTAGTGCTCCAGTTCCAGATATTAATACGTATAAAAATGTTGGATATATAAGAAATACAAAAACAAGTGCAAGTGCAACTCCAAATAATGTATTATATCTATCTATACAAAGTTTTCACACTGGGCTTTCTGATGCTAAAAATAATTATAATGATATATTTAATAAGACTTTTATATCGGGGACTTATAATAGTAGAACTGAGAATTCAACACCAGTAAGCGCTACTATTTTTGATGCTAGTGTTACAAATATTGCTGATCCAAAATCTACAGAAATTGCCAAAAAAGATTATGCTATGCATTATTATGATAAAACTATAACAATCAATAAGTCTGGCTTAACAAGAGATGAAAGAAATAAGAATGTAGTATCTTTATTATTAAAATGTCTATTTTATATTGACCCAAAATATCGCAAGCAAAGTGTATATGCCCTTTATTATTATTATAAGTTTGTGCAATTATATGCTACGTTAATTATAAATATTTCAAATGTTATGTATGCAAATGTTTCTGATAGTGCAAATCCCATACGTATTGATTCATATAATACAGGAACTGAAATTTCGGTAACTGCTATAGAGGTTGTTACTAAAGGTGTAGGATACGTAAATAGTAGTCAAAATACTTTGCGTATCCAAAACGGAGGTTTGGCGGCAACACAAGCAACTGCAAAAGCAAATGCTAATGCACAAGGAGATATAATTACAGGAAGTTCGGCAATTAATATTATAACTAATGGTTCGGGATATACATCTGCACCAACAGTAGACTTTTCTACCACACTACATACTAAAAAAAGTGATGCAGTAACAGCTAATACAGCAGCCTCTACAGGAGCTACAGGAGCTGATGCTGCATATACAGCAGCATCAGATACTTATTATGCTGCTGTAAATGCTGTAAACACCGAAATATTTAAATTATCAAGTAGTTCTTTAACAACTGAAATAAATAGATTACTTCGAACATCAATTAATACATCACTAACAATTGCTAATTATGCAGGTTCAACAGATGCTACTACACTAGCCACTGCTAAAACAGCGGCTTCTATTACTACTACTACTTTTGACGCGTATATAAATGCACTAATAGCCGAACGTAAAGCCTATTTAAGTGGAACACCCTTAAATAGTGATAATATAAACACTGAAATATTAAAGTTATCAAGTAGTTCTTTAACAAATACTATAGATAAATCACTTAGAAAATCAATTGTTTCACAACTAACAAGTGCTAATTATGAAGATGCAGGTACAATAAAATCAGATGCTCCTGCAGATGCTACTATAAAAACCACTGCTAAAACAGCGGCTGCTATTACTACTACTACTACTTTTGACGCGTATATAAATGCACTAATAGCCGAACGTAAAGCCTATTTAATTTTAGAAAAAAAATTAATATTAAAAAATACTGCGGCAGATGCTTTACAAACTGCAAATGCATTGCCTACGGACGTAGCAGCAACATTCAAAGCAACAATTGTTCCATTAGCATACCAGAACACTACAAAGACACAAATAGAAAATATAGATAGATTTAAGAATGTTTTTGATGATATTGAAACTAAAATTGGTGCTTTAACTACTATCATTAAGGATGCTGCTGACCCTGCATCAGAAGAAAGCTTTGTAATAGTAAAAAGTGGAACTAGTGCGAAAATAAAAGCAGGTTCTACTAATAATGTGGTTATTATGATCCCTAAAACTGATCTAGTTATTTATAACAAACTAATCAAATATAATGATATTAATAATTTAGTAAATGATTGTAGTATATATGATAAACAAAATAAAAAATATTATGATATTTTAAAAATTTCAATATTTACATCAAGTAGTGTTGAGTATTTTGGGATTGAAATCAATGCAGTTTTTGTAAAAGATCCAACTAAGGAATATGTTGGTTTATTTTATAAATATGATGCAACCCTATATACTAGCATTCCAGCAAGTGAAACTGCAATAAGTGCATCTGGCGAATTCCTTGAAATCAGAAGAAAAGATATAAATGCTCTGAAGAATAATTATATTGAGAATAAGAAAGCCGTAGATGAATTAAATGCAAATATTAGTTTGAATACGAACAGAGTAAATAATCAAAAGAACCTATATGAAACCCAATATAATAAGAATGTGTTCCTGAGCCGTCAAATATTAACATACAACATATTAATTTGCACTATTATAGTGGTATTAATAGGTATCAATGTGTTTAAAATAGATAAGCCGCTTGTTAAAAGTATCTCGCTTGCTTGCTTGGGAATTATAATATTATTATTTATCATATATTTTATGTCGAATATAACTTATATAGAAACTTTCGCAGTTGATGATGCTAATATTACAAAATTGAAAGATACATCAACAGCATTAACTACGCGTAATACTAATAAGGTCGGTGTATTAAAAACAGAAATAGACAAACTTAATGCGCAATTTATAAGATACTTCGAAACAATAATGATTAAATTGCCAACTGCCGATAGTCACGATTTTTACAGAGAGATTTCTTCAGTTATCAATGCAGACATCGAAAATAAGACTTATTTGGACAAGATATTGGACTTCAACAGCTCTCAAGGTAATACCAATATGGATACATTAAAATATGAGCTAGAGAACAATAAATTATATATATTAACACTTTTAATATCTTCAATCATATTCATAGGTTTATATAATATATATATCAATTATATTAATGATGATAAGTATCTTTCATTAATGATATTCATAGCAATTATCATATTCATAGTGATAGGAGCGTATTACATAATAAATTCAAACAGGCGAGTAAGAACTATACATAAAAACATCTATTGGGGTCCGCAATCATCTGAGAGTTTCTAATCTTACTATTTTTCTTTCATTTACTTATTTTTTTATAAATTATATAAAAAATTATAAGGTATATATCTTTAATGACTACTAATACTATTAAAGACGATAAGGCAGTCGATAAGGCGGATGATGCTAAAGACAAAGAAGACTTCTATGAAGAAGAAGAAGACTACTACGAAGAAGACGAAGACGATGACGAAGACGATGACGAAGAAGACGATGACGAAGAAGACGAAGACGATGACGAAGAAGACGATGACGAAGAAGACGAAGACGATGACGACGACTATGAAGAAGAGGAAAGTGAGGAAAGCGAAGAAATCAGTGTAGTTCCTTCAGGGGGCTATTTTAATAAATACGATGAACAATCGGCAAATAAGAAAGACAAGGTATTTTTAATATTGAAAAGGCTATCACAAAATAGTAAGCTTATAAAGAAGACTAAATACAATTTTTATAAGAAATATAATAGCGACGAGAAGACCTATTTTGATGCATTAACGGCGAAAGAGAAGGGCGATATACAAATACTGGAAGAGCAATTAACGGCTAATAAAAGTAGTTTAGCAGTTCCTATGAGATTTAAGATATTAGATTTGAATATTAATGAAAGGACGAAGAGAAGCATCATATATAAATTGGAATGTTTGAACAGGATGTCTTCGACCTCTGGCGAATATCACAAGATAAATAATTGGCTAAATGTATTAAATGAGGTGCCTTTCAATAAATACTATAACATACCAGTTAGAAACACAGACGGCAATGAGAAGATATGCTCGTTTCTCAGTGATATTCGCACAAGGATGAATGACCAAATCTATGGGCACAAGGAAGCGAAAGAGCAGATAATAAGGGTATTAGCGCAATTAATATCATTCCCTAAGGCATATGGGTATATCATTGGAATACAAGGTGCAGCAGGAATTGGCAAAACAAAATTAATAAAAGAGGGCATCTGCAATGCGCTTAACTACCCTAGTGCATTTATATCATTGAGCGGGACTGACGACTCCGCATTTCTACGAGGGCATTCTTATACTTACGAAGGAGCCACGTATGGGAAGATATGCGAATCGCTAATTAAAACGGGTATTATGAACCCGCTATTATTATTTGACGAATTAGACAAGGTATCAGACACATACAAAGGGCAGGAAATTATAAATACCTTAATTCACATAACAGACCCCGTGCAGAATGATAGATTTACGGACAGATACTTTGAAGAAATAGATTTAGACATCTCGCGGTCTATGATTGTTTTCACATTCAACGACGAGACGCTAATAAACCCTATATTAAAAGATAGGATGATTGTGATAAATGTCAAAGGATACAACAATCAAGAAAAAATTGTGTTGGCACGGGACTATATAATACCAGAAATATTGAAGCAATACAACCTTAAAAAGGGAGACATACTATTTAGCGACGACGTATTAATGCATATTATAAATAACATCGAGGAGGAAGAAGGAGTTCGCAATATGAAGCGCGCGATTAATAATATCATTTCGTGGATTAATATGATGATATATGTGCCTATTGATAACGTGATAGTCAATATACCATATGAGTTAAATATCCCATTTTATGACAAATACTGCGGTAAAAACGTTAGTATTCGAAAGGATGTATTACATTCCTTGTATTTATAAATATTTTTCTATTGTATTTATTAAGTGTATTTTCTGCAAATTACTATATACTATGGAGACTAAATGTAATAATGATATTAATACTGCTACGGATTGCAATAAATTTATATTCTTTGGTTGCTGGAATAATATAAACTGCAAAAATGAATATATATATCGCAATATTGTATTAGATAATATCGCTATCAATGAGACCACTATGAAACACATCTATCTCGCTGGAGATAATTGGTATTCCAATAAGAAAAAGATTAATACTAGTGAATTCAAACTTTATTTTACTGAAGTATTGCGAACAGGTTATGAAAAATTATATGGTATGAGCAAGGAAATCTATATAGCAGTTGGAAATCACGACATAGTTTCTGATACGACTGGCGTTGCAGGTGTTATGTCGCGTTCATCACAAGACTTAAAGAAAGATTGTAGTATCAACACACAAAAGTATTATCTGCAGCAAATTAAAGCGGCAGCGGGAGCAGCGGGAGCGGCGGAACAAATTATCAGCGTCCCAACATTAGAATTACTGCGCAATAAGAGATTAGAATTAAAGGAGGACAGATTATGTTCCGAGAATGGTATCTATATATATGTTGATAACATAGGAGTGCGGTATAATAAAGATAATATAATTATCATAATAAATACCAATAAATTAGAAGATATTGATGAGGGAAAACAATATTTAGATGATGTTCGGATAAAAATAGAAGAGGTAAAGAGGGAGCAAAAGAAAAAGAGCAGCGGCGAACAAATATTTGTAATGGGGCACATACCTTTATTTTCATTTAAAAAGGACAAAATAGCAATGCATGATATTGATAAGAAGAACCTAGAATATAGAATATTAATAGATATATTATATGATATTTTAGTTGATAATAATATCATATATTTATGCGCAGACACACATAACTTTAGCATAATGAAGATTGAAAGGAAGGACAAGGTATTAATACAGATTACTGCAGGAACAGGCGGAGCAGACCCCGACTTAATTAAAGGGGATTTTGTAGATAAGTCTTTTGATGTTTATGATGTCAAAGGTCACGATACCCGCGATAAATATAGAATATCTGCGTATGCATTAAACTCCTATGGATATGTGTGTATAGAAATAGGTGATGAGCATATCAATGTATCCTATAAGCAAATCATTACGGACAAGAGAGAACGCGCATATACTAAAGGGTATATAAGGGAACGTCCATTATCGGCACCAAGTAATATATTGGATTTGAAACAAAATAAACCTCCAGTTCGCAAACAGGAGTCATTATCTGGGTCTAGAACGCCTACAATGGTAAGTAAATTAAGAATAGTTAAGTATCAAATCCCGCGAAATGCAAACGATGTAATATATGTAAGCAATATTATTGAGAGAACCTCCTTTATAAATAGTTCTAAATACAAGAGCAAAGGTATATGTAGAAATATTGAAACAAACCCTAATGGCAATGTTGTATCAGCAATAGACAAAAATTTATTCTGTTTCAAAAAAGATGCTAAGAAAGACAAGAAAACTGCGAAGACGGCGAAGACTAATTAAAGAATTGCTTACTAAAATAAAAACTATTATAATTATAATAAAGGACGGGATATAAGTAATTTCATATAATGATGTTCTATTTACTAATATTCTTAATTATTCTTGTGGTCTTTGTGGCATCTGCTTTAGCATACTTAGCATATAATGTGTCTTTGATACCTCCGATATCTCCGATTAATATAACTGAAAAATACGAGGACAAATACGACATAAAATTTATGACGTTCAAGGAAACCGCAGATTTTCTAAGAAATGATAGCGATGCCTATGTTCGCAATATGTCCGCTTTAGATTTGCACGCCAGACACGCAAAGACATATATGGATTATATTGATAATATTGAGGATACTGCTATAACATTCACTGCAGAAGAGAAGGAATTACTAGGTAAATGTGCGGATAAAGCCGATAATTATTTCAAAATGGGGCAATTTAAGGAGTTAGAATACGCTAATCATATAAATGGCAATGATATAGCAGGTATTAAATGGATATTTGCGAATACCTATGCGAACCAATTTAATGATAAAATTAAAGAATATGAAGAAGGTTTGCCACATACACGTGAGAACATCATTTTTGTATCTAAAAATGTTTTAAAATACGACGAGTTAAACTTGACAAATACTTTGATACACGAGAAAATTCACATATATCAAAGATATAACTCAAATATTTTTGATAAAATAATAAAGGATATGGGATTACTTGAGATAGATAAAAAAGCATATAAATCTGCTAAATATATCCGTTCAAATCCCGACACAAATAGCAAGATATATTATGCAGCTGCGAATGCTGCGAATAGCGCGATGGTGTCGGATGCCAATGTTATGGTATGCTTGTATCGAAATGATAATCCTAATAGTATTAATGATGTTATCCATAAAAATTACTCAATGGAGCACCCATATGAAAAGATTGCTTATGAAATCGCTGAGAACTATTACAAATATAATAAAAATAAATATGTAGATATCGGGTAGATATCGGGTAGATATCGGCGAATGTAAATAGATATAAATAATATATTATTATGGTATATATATATATAAAGGTGAATAAGGTATGGACGAAGTTATTAAGCAGGCACCTAATGATATTGCAGTAGAAGACATTGAAGTCATCTTTAAGAAGAACAAAGAGAACGTTATAGATACCTTGATAGATTTATGGAATATAGAGGTAAAGGATGCGAAGGATGTGAAAGCAGAAAATAATGAAGCAGCAGCGGATGCAGCGGATGCGGAATTTGATTTTACAAATCCAGAAACTAAATGGGATAATATAAGGAATATTTGCGATGCTTACGATATAGAAATGCAAGCACACTTAAATAGGTTAAAGGGTAATAGTAATTAGTGCGAAGTAATAATTTATTTTTATAATTATAATTATATATATTATATATATTAAATATAATGGCTATTAGAAAATATGAGTTTCCTGAATTAACTAGTATAATATATAAGCAGTTTCCTCCAGCAAAATGCAATGAATTTTATTGCAAATTCACTTCGGGATTTGGCAGTTTTCTTAATCTATCAGCAGGAGTTGCATCAGGAAATAACTATGCATTAAAAAGGCTGCGAAATATAGGCAGAGGGAAAAGCGAGGACGAAGAAATGGACTTCTCAACACCTTCTAAATTTATGTATTATAACAATGATAAAAAAGAATATTAATATCCTTTATATAATTAGATTTAATAAATTTAATAGTATTATAAATGTTTCAAAATGCTATATTGGAGATATTTATAATGGTATTACTATTATTAATTATATTATCTATGATACCAATAATAGAATTGAAATATAATAGCGATTTGTATGATAAAATTGAAACATTTAACAAGTATTGTTTGAATAATGATATCAGTTTGATAAATGAATTAGATGTTAAGAATTCGTATATGTGGAATATGTCGACGTATATATACGATGTCGACAATCTATCTAACTTCTTTTACAAATATACGGGCGGCACTAGCGGCGCTAGCGTGAATACAAAAGACTACCTCGATTTAAATCGCGACATCAGCATCATTATGGTAGACAATAAATATATAAGTAATATTATGAAAATATACAACTATTATTTGAATATGTCTATGCCACTCTTTATATTCCTAATAATATTCTTTGGTATTCAAATGTATATGTATGTATATTTTGATACTTTTACTGAACTTAAAAGGTGTTTAGGTGAATGCGACGCATCCTGTTTCAGGTATTATATTTATACTTTATTTGTATATATATTGCTCTTCATAATCTTCTTCTCAATACTATTAAAGAAATTAACAGAGCTGTATGCGGATACCGACACATACGAATACATAATGTTAATGAAGGAATTTGACATCCTTTTAAAAGAGAATAAAGCAGGTAGCGCGGCTATAACTGACGTAATAAAGAAGTATTCCAAATATAAAATTAATGATATCTCATACACTACCATACATAACAGCGCGGTTGTAGGCGAACTACTAGATATATACAATAGCGACACGACGATTATATATGAAAACAATAATAATTACAAGATAACCTTGAAGAATATTGATAAAATCGAATACTATAATAGCGACGAGGCGAAGGATAAAATCAAAAACAAGGTAGAGGATATCTTCAGATTTATTTACGTATATATAGTTTTCTTAATAGTTCCATTATATATACTTTCAATATCTCTGCAAGGGAACTATGTATATCTATTATTTGTAATTATAATCGCCATTATATTCAGCATATCAGTGTATAATGTTTATAATACTTTGCAATCATAGACGCTGCTATGACGCTATGACGCTATGATACTAATGATATACACATAGAATATCTTAGAATATCTTTTTTTCTTTGTAAGGGTTAAAGTAAAAATTATAAATTATGATTGCTTCTACTATAAATCTTACAATATTTATAATGATGATTATTATATATCTAAATGAGATGAGACATATATCTATGTTTATCTTCAATTTTAACTATATAAAGGATTTGTCAAAAATCATAATGGAGCAAAAATGTAATAATATATATTGCGAAGCCGAAACAGACAGGTATCAAATCGCTAAGAATAGCTATAACTTACGAATGCCGAATGACGTGTTTAATTCGAAGACATATACTATATTCGTCTTCATAATCTCTATATTGGTATTTATATATTATCATTACATATTATTTGAGAATAAAACTAGTTCCAAATCATATTATGTTCTTAATATTTTATTATTAATTATACTGCTAACGATAATAATCTATAGATATGTCCCTAATGATGATGCAGGATACCTGAACTATTTCAAAGATACGTCATCGACTTTAAGCAATGGGATTATTGGTATCTCTCTTGGTTTAATTGGTGCCATTCTAATTACTTATGTAAATACCGACAGCAAGAACTACAACACATATATATGCTATGTTATATCAATCATCATATTATTAAATTTGATGAATATCGTAATGTCTTTTCGCAGTAATACGAAGCCAATGCTGAAAACCAAGTCATTATTATGGTCTATCAAAAAATCTATTGATAATTATGTTAATAATTCAGATATGTCATCAGACAAAAAAACATATATAGGCGATGACTTAAAGGATGAGATTGCTACATTAAGGAAATTAAATGACGGCAAATATAATAAAACAACTAAAACGAACATTGCTTATTTCATGAAAATATTAATAGCATTTAAAGAACTATCTAAAATTTATTCTAAATCTCTATCAAATGATACTGAACCCGTAAAAGGTTATATTGATACGTTAAAGAAGGATATCAAAGAAAATTTTGAGAATATAGAAAAAAGCAACAAAGATACAGGCAAAGGTGATGATATTACTGCGCTATCTTTAATATTCGACAAAGAAATAAACCTTCCTATAACTTATAATGGAGAAGGAGGTGAGCATAACACCAATGCGAATACTGCAAATGCCGAATATGTATATACTGCAGATATATCATATGATAACCCCAATTTATTTTATGAAAAATATTGGGATATGAATGAAATAGGGAACAATAGTTCTATTTTAATACCGCAATTCTTACATAGATATGATTACTTTACACCTACGTTTTTATTTGGAACGTGGCGACCAAACCTGTTCAAGATTTTAATGCTAATTATTGTATCTATAGTTGTTCTATTATTGATAGACTTTGTATTAAAATCCTTCGCATTTATATCAGATAGCGATATATTTAAAAATATATTACCATTATTTATGCTCGGGATTTTAATTTTATATATAATAGCCTTTATTAGCTTTAATACGTGGTTTAATAAATACGTGGTATATAAATGCTTAGATAGCAGCTACAAGAGGTCTTTGAATAAATTGAATAATATTACTACGCCATATATACGATTATACGATAACAAAATCGTAAATGGTAATAAAAACTACTTGCATAATTATATTATTACCAACGTCTTCTATTCATTATTAAATGGTAATATTAAATTGAATGATGATGTGAAAATAGATACTACTAATGCACTTGACAATATTAATCATTTGATTATATTAATAGACGCTTTAATTGCACAATATGAGAAAGATAATGTGCCTACTAATGCAATAAAAAAGACAGATTTTGACAAAAAACGTAAAGAAGCCGACGACCAAATTACAACAATTAAAAAATCACTAGAAACTATAAAGAGTTCTATTACTAGTATTATTATAGTGGGTAGTGAAGAAGTGAAAAACACAGCTACTGAACAAAGAGACAAAATAATTAGTGATATCGACACTATTATAAAGAAGGTATCAGGAGATTTGCCACTAACATCTACCCATCCGTCAGTTAAAAACTATATTAAGACTACATCCGCATCTACTCCTACAATTGCAGATGTCAAATTAGCATCAACATTAGCAAAAGAAATCAAAACTTTATCAGTTAAATTAGATAAAGATATTGAAGATTTTAAAAAACCTTTAAATACTACTATCGTATTAGACCCAATAAAAAGCAAGGATACATACTATAATATTCCCAAAATAAAATCTAGCAGATTACAATTTACAAATATAAATAGCGGTATTCTAAGCGATGAGAATGGGTTCCGAGATTACTATAAAGAGACGTTTAAGGATATATATGCTGAAAAATACGAACCTGCGAATGCTGCTACATTATACAAGGTATTTGATGGTTTGTTTGCTGCACATACAACACTTACTACTGAAGCTAATATCGACACCTACTTTAATACTACTATTATCAATAAAGAGAATATAAAGAATATTTATTTTATTATTAAAAAATGCTTTAATTTATTTGACGAGAACAAGTTTAATAATAATTTGGTATACTATAATGATGCTGAAAACAAGCAGAAAGGGATTAACATAAGTTCCTATAATAAGTTTTCCTTTCAAAAATACAATAACAAGATAATACCTTATAAATTTGTATTAAAATTAGATACTACTAGCGGTCGAGATGAATTTACGAAGGATCTAAGTAAAGACGAAGAGACTGAATTTCAAAGTTTAATAGATGGGTTCCTTGTAGCTGATAAAACCCTTATAGATACCACAAAAATACTAGATAATAGCGAAGAAGACCTATTGAGCCAAGCATCTGATATTGAGAAGAAGCAAAATAAAAATTTAATAAAAATAATTGCCAAGTATTTATTAATTCTAGGGCATATTAATTATAATCGCATTGAATACAATGCGGGAAGTAAAACGGATCCTGAAAAAAAGGAAATATATGAAAAGAAAACTTATAAATTATATAAATTAATTTCAGATACCTTATATAATGACACATACGACATTGATGATACGTTTCAAGATAAATCAGTAACAAAAAAAACATCCTTAGGGCTTTCTGATGCAGCCTATAAAACTGCTATTGATAACCTTAAGATAACTGATACATATAAAAAATATAAAAACCTAACATATATTTATAATTATTTAGAAACCAAATATGTTAGCATATCATCGAATAACAATAATAGCAATTATTTAATGAATATCATCAAAAGCATCAACAATAAAATCAATAATGACGACAAGACCTTTAAAAACGCAAGTAAGGATGCCAAGTATTTGTTTCGCGATTATATAGATAGGAAAGATAACAAGGAGGATTACGAGAATGAAGAAGATATTTTGAATATAGCCAATAATATATCTACGACTACTTTGGGAGGAACATACATATTTAATATTATTTTATTGATTATCGTAGTAAGTATCTTGAAATAAATAATAAATAATCTTTTTAACTATTAAATATAGAGATACTTTATTATTATAATGGGAGATTGTAAAACTAAAACTAGTGATTGCGAAGCTGATACTTCTGATTATAAGGAAAATACAAATGCAGGTAATAGTTGTTGCTATGCTCTTGCAGACAAAACGCGCGAGTTTTTACATTCGGAAACGTATATTCTCGCCTATAAAAATATTAAAAATAGCGAAGAGGTTGCTGATAGAATGAAAGTATTTTATAGTAAATTCTTTCAATCTTACAATGTTGTGCCTACTGAGAAAATAAATGGGAGATATAAAGATGCGGGGAAGGATGATGTAAATGCAAAATATCTGAATGGTAAATATTTTGATATTTTTGGAATTATCCCTATAGAATTAGTGCCAGCCTCATATATACCATTCAATTATAAGAATTACGAAATGAACTTGGACAGATTTTCAAAAGGCGACATATTTACGGAGAATGATTACCAAAGAGTATTATTGGATTATAAAAAACTGCCTGACCCCAGCAATAAAAGTTATATAACTGATAAGGACTTAAAGGGATATTTAGAGTATTGCTTGAAAGACCAATTAAATAACCCGAAAGCAATATTTAATGCTTATTGTATTAACAATATGGCTAGCCTCGTAATCGTGTTATGGGTGCTTATTATCGGAATGTTGTTCAATATATTATTTTATTATTATAGAGATATATATTCGTATATTCTATTGTTTGTTGCTATACTATTAATACTGGTAGCAGTTATTTGGAAGATGATATACATACTTAATGTAGATTAAGCTAGATTAATGTAAGGTAATCTGGATTAAGCTGGATTAATGTAAGGTAATCTGGATTAAGCTAGGTAATTAGATAATACAATTAGTTTAATATAATTTATTATCTATAATACGATTAAGGAAGCATAAATATAATGAATAAAGATGAAGAAGAGGAAAATGAGAAATCAATTTATAATTATAATATGATCTTTAACAGGATTAATAATTATGATGAAGATATCAAATTTAATACAAATTTAATAAGTGATATTGATTTGCAAAACTTCGACCCTGAGAGATATGAATATTATACAAACCTGCTCTATATATATAATAAAGACCCAAAGACCCTATATGATTTATTGAATAAATATTATAACGTTAAAAGTATGCATGAAAAAGAGAAAGGAATAATTAAATATATATACGATTATGCTAGAAAACTTAAGGATGCTGAAGGTGATACAGATACCCCGCCCGCTTCAGATACACCTTTAGGTAGTGCTGGTGGTGGCGGTAGTATGAGACGGCGAAATAAACGAAGAAGGAATAGACAGGCTGGTGGTGCAGGAGAAGAAAAAACTTGGCAAAATACCTTTATAAATATAATAAAGGATAAAATGCCTGCGAAGGCTAATAAGGTTGAAAAGAAGAAAGAACCGACACATGAGGCTTCTGCCGATGAAGAAGATGATGATGGTGAATATTATATAGAAAAAGAAGGGGTTAGTGATTTATCTGAAAGAATAAAGTTGCTTGACGAAAAAATAGAACAAATAAAAGAGATGAAAGTTTCTAGTTCAGGCAGCACTCTGTATAATGATATTAAGGAACGTTTTAAGAAATTATTTAATGGCAAAAATAAAAAAATTGTTAATAAAATGGATGAATTAAAAGATATAGATACAAAAATAGAAGATTTAAAACAAAAATTAGAACACCTTAAAAATATCAATAATACAGCTGATGCGCAAGATGTTAAAATAATAGATTTAGAAGAAACTATAAGTAAATTAGAGGAAGAACAAAAACAATTAGTACAACATGTAATAGAAAGTTTAAAAAAACAAGATAACGATATAAATGAAATGTATGACCACTTAAAAGAATTTGAAGAATTTCACAGACGTAATGATGAAAACGAATCAACATCAGCATCAGCATCAGCATCAGCATCACCGAGAACACCTCAGCAACCAGCAACACCACCAGCACCAGCACCAGCAACAACGCAGCAACAGCAGCAACAGCAGCAACAGCAGCAACAGCAGCAACAGCAGCAACAGCAGCATCAGCAGCAACAAGCACTAGCAGCAGCACTAGCAGCAGCAGCACAGCAACAAGCAGCAACACCACCAGCACCAGCACCAGCACCAGCACCAGCACAGCAACAGCAACAAGCAGCTGATGATATTTCAAACAGAGAAGAATTACCTTTAGGCTCTGTAGTTGATGAATTAGTAAATATTGCCAATGTATTAACTGCGCAAGTAGCATCAGCAGCACCATCAGTATCAGCGCCATCCGCAGCATTAAGTTTAGAAGTTTTAAACACATTGCAAAAAAAAATAACTACATCTTCATCGGGACAAAATGATATATCAAAAAAACAAGAAGCCGACTTGGCTTCTACTATTTCTTCATTACAATACTTAACATCCGCGTTAATAGGCGGTGGTATGAAAGGAGGCACTGGCAATAGCGACGAACAATTAAAAATGAAATATTTAGACAATAATAAAGACAAGGGTATCAAAACTTGGAAGAAGATAAAAGAATTAAAAAGTAATTTGAAGACACAACCTGAAAATATCGATGAAAATAACAAGATAGCCAGATTATCACAAGACATCGATGACTATAATTCTTCAGATAAAGGTAAAAAAGATAATGACTATATTATTCAGCAATTAAATAATTTTGAAAATGACCCTAATAACCCCTTAGATGAACTAGCAATTACGTTCGATGATAGATTAGTATTTATTATTGCTACTTTTTTTATTAGATATATAACTATAATAATTGTTCAATGGTGTATTGATATTAATATTATAAAAACATTTTACGAGGGATTTATATATTATGCCATTATATACATTATAATATTTTGGTTTGTTGTGCTATTCATTAATATAGATAATGGATATGATGTAAAATATATGAACTTCAATGGAATTATAAATAGTATTCGCACATTATTTTACTATTTTTATATGGGAACAAATGGGATATCGCGGTTGCTTGTTCATACTTCATTGATAATCATATTAATAATAATACCTATTATATTAAATATTAAAAGGAAGGCAGACTACGTAGATGATGAGCAAACTGAAACTGAAAAGATACTCAATAATGAGGAGCGTAAGCAATTATCAAAATCATTATCGCTATTTACAATGTTTATTTGGTTATTCACAAGTATAATAGCAACTAAATTTTAATATATATATATCTCTAATTATTTTAGAAGGCTACTATATTAAAGTAAATGAATGATAACTTACGTTATGTATCATTGCAATATATTAAAGGAGAAAATTACGAAGACGTAGATAGTTTTAAAGAAAGAGAAATACGTAGTATTTTGAATAAATTAAAGGATGAGGATTTACTAGATAATCCTGAAGAAGTTAAAGATTTATATGGCAAATTGGGAGAAACGCTAGAAAAAAAAAAGATAGGCGAGAGTTTTTTAGAGGATTTAATAAATTATTCAAGTTTAAAACTAATTAAAACAGATTTAGAAGCAGCAAAAAAAAAGGCTGAAGATAAAATAAAGAAAATTAAAGAGGAAACTGGTGGAAAAGGTGATGGTAATAAAAAAAAGGGAGCCTTCATTGATGCACGAAGTAAGATAGCGCAGTCATTAGTAGATGTAATAGCAGTGATAGATATGGTTAAAAGGGGTGATATTAGCGAACCACCACCAGTTATTGATGACGAGGCAGAACCTTCTAACTCATCAACTTTATCAGAAAAAGCAAAAAAGTTTTTAAAGATAGTGAAAGAATATTTATCAAATGTAGAAACTACTAAAGATAAGATTGATAAAATACAAGAGAAACTAACAAAATTTGAGGATAATACTGACAATTTACACTCATATGTTATAGGTGATTTTGAAAAGTTAAAAGAAGATGCTATAAAGAAAGTTAAAAAATTTATAGATGAAAATTTTGAAGATACCATTAACCCCCTTGCTAAAGAATTATTAAAAGAATTAAAAGATATAAAGGTTGATGGAACAACCCTTAAAATAAAAACTGATGCAGGTTCTAATTTTGAATTAGTAGAGGATGCAATAAAAACAGCATATGATGCAGCAGTAACCAAACCAGTAACCGATGCCGCGAAAGCAGCAGAACTAGCAAAAGCAGCAAAAGCAAAGGTTTTATTTGATATTGTTAAGTCTTCGATAGATAAATTAAATAACTTAGTAGATACTACAAATGCTAATATTACTAAATTAACTGAGTTAAAAGATAAAGTAGAAGAAGCAAAAGCAACAGATGCAATAGCGAAAGCAACAGACGCAGTAGAAAAAGCAAAAAATATCACAGCGAACAAAGCAGAATATGATACCGCAAAAGCCGATGCAGATAAAGCAAAAGATGCCTTATTGAAAAAATTAGAAGAACTCAAACCACTTTTAGAAGAAGCCTATAAATTGTTAGAAGAGTTGCGTAAAAATGTCATAGAACAATCAGACACACTTGAGAAAGAGAAAAAAGACTACTTGAAGAGTTTAGATAAATTAGTAGCTTTGTATAGCAGTTATCTTAAAATATGCACAAAAAATATATCAAGATATGACAAATTATTTGAGCACAATGAGATTAGTAATATTGACGAGGCATTTATGATTAAATCATATTCTGATTTTTTGAAAAAATTAAATAAATTAAAACAGAACTTGGAGACGAAGGATATTGGTAAAATAAGGAGGGCTTTAACTGATTCCATTAATAGACTATTTAATATGTATGGTGTAAATACAAATAATGAAGCATTTATGAAAGCCTTTTTAGAAGGATATGACGATAATGGTGCTCCTATTAATGAGAAAGGGGCTGAAGGGAAGGATGACAAGAAAACTAAGGACATTGATTATATTATAGATCGCATAATAAATTATAACTTAGCCAAGTAATGAATAATGAATAATGAATAATGAATAAATATGATTTCCATCTATTTACAATAAAAAAACAATTATTTTTTAGTATTATTTACTATATAAAGAATACAAGCACGGCTAATTTGGTTAGTCGGTGCCTAACTAATTTAATTAGAATAGGCAAGTCCGCCCATACCAGAGAGAATGCGAAGAACATTATAATTAACCGCGTATATGCTAATGACACCGCTAATGGTTGATGATAATGACAGAACGGCAGTATCTATGCGGGACATATTAAGAGTTCCACTGGGTTGGTGCTCCTCAGGCTTAAGAGCGAAGGAATATACGTTAATTCCTTGATGATACTTGTCAGGGGTATTCTCGTGGTGTTGGTAAGGTTGCACGAGGGAGAAATAATCACCTTTGCGAGTAGCGAAGCGATCATTGCCGTTAAGCATAATCTTGGCATTTGTCACGGGGTTAGCCGAGTCGAGGTGATCGTTATTGGCTACACTGGTGCCACCAGCGGTTGAGTAATTGTTCCAATAAACACCAGCATCAGTTTTCTTGATAGTCCATACTAATTCTTTGCAAGGATGATTGAAGTTCATTCGGATGCTTTTCATCGAATCAGTAGTTCCACCAGTGATAGAGTCAGCGCCAGTGAATTGGAGTTGTTCTATCAGATACTCGTGAGATAGCTGAGCAAATCGTCGGCGTTCATCGGTATCAAGGAAGATGTAATCAACCCATAAAGTTGCTTCCTCGAGTTTGACAGAGCCAGTTAATTGATCATTAGCAAGATAAGTCATATTAGATGCAATAGTTCTTTCCTCTTCTTGTATAGTAAAGTTAGTTGCGGTTTTATCAATCATTAATACGTCGCTTTCATATTCAATATTGATTTTGACTTCGTGGTATTGTAGAGCGATTAAAGGCAGCGCTAGACCAACATTGCGGCAGAACCAGAACTCGAGGGGAACATATAATTCATATTTTGCACCAGTGGTAAGTTTTGTTGCAATGTTTCGCCCGTTAGCACCTACCATAACATTATACCCGTCGCGTTTTCCAATAGGAAGTGAAAGTTCATTCCATATATACAGCCATTCTGAGTAATGCTTATCAATACGTTGACCACCAATTTCAAGCTCAATAGTTTTTAAAAGCTTGTGTCCAAAGTTGGGAACAAGTGCAACATCACCAGTAGCAGCAATCTTTCCGTAGAAATATACACGATGAATTAAATCGCCATTACGAGTTATTTGGAAGCTAACGCGAGAACCTAATGAATTACTGCCTGTAGGTGTTTGTTGAATAGCTTCAATCGCGAAGTTAGTATGGCGACGATATACAACCTTGAAAAAGGTAATTTGAGGATTACCAGTTAAATAAACATCCTGTGCTCCATAAGCTACTAATTGAAGAAGACCACCACCCATTTACGCTATATTCTTTATACTATTAGAGGAGAAAAAAAAAAGGCAATTATAATAACATTAAATTAAATACTTTCAACATATAATCTTATTAAATTACTTAGACTACTTTAATTAGAATATGCTAATCCACCCATACCAGACAGAATACGGAGAACGTTGTAATTCACTGCATAAACATTTAAAGAAGAATTAGTAGTCATAACACTATTAAACGTTAGAGAAAGAGTAGCAGTATCTATGCGGGACATATTAAGAGTTCCACTTGGTTGATGCTCTTCGGGTTTGAGAGCAAATGAATAAACATTGATACCAGCATTGCTTGGTATATTCTCGTGATGCTGGAAAGGTTGCACAAGATTGAAGTATGACCCATTACGTTCGGAGAAACGATCATTGCCATTGAGTATAAGTTTGGCATTAGCAATCGGATTTATAGAAGTATAAGAACTTCCACTTGCAATAACTGCAGTATTAGTTAATTTATTGTAAGTATATGGTAACACTATACCAGTATTTGCGGTAGTATAATTGAACCAATTATTATTAGCAGTAAGAGGCGTATCATCTTTACGACTAGCAAACCATACAAGTTCCTTGCAAGGGTGATTGAATGAAAGCTTTGAGTTTAATTTAGTTGATGAGATTGATTCAGAACCAGTGAATTGGAGTTGTTCTATCAGATATTCGTGCGATAGCTGAGCAAATCTGCGGCGTTCATCGGTATCGAGGAATACATAATCAACCCACAAAGTTGCTACGGGGAACTCGGAAGGAGCATCTCCAGTGCCGCCTTTGCATAAATCAGCAGTTTCAAATTGGATATTAATCTTGACTTCGTGATATTGAAGAGCAATTAAAGGTAGCGCGAGACCAACATTGCGGCAGAACCAGAACTCGAGAGGAACATATAGGGTATTGTCAGTTGATAGATTTCCACCAGACATACCAACCATCTTATTATAGCCAGCGCGCTTTGATTTAGGTAATGAAAGTTCGTTCCATATATATAACCAATGCGAATAATGCTTGTCTATTTTTTGTCCTCCAATTTCAATCTCAATGAAATTAATTACACGTAAACCATAGAATGCGCATAATGAAGTAGCACTATTTACTTTAAGAGATAAATACATACGATGAACTAAATCGCCATTACGAGATATTTGGCAGGTCACGCGATTGCCATATCCGGGTGTTCCATTGAAGGTTTGACCAATAGCTTCAATAGCGAAGTTAGTATGACGACGATATACAACCTTGAAAAAGGTAATTTGAGGATTACCAGTTAAATAAACATCCTGTGCTCCATAAGCTACTAATTGAAGAAGACCACCACC